CGAAAGCGGCGCGGCCTCGGCAACTGGCTACAGCGGCGCGGCCTCGGCAACTGGCTACAGCGGCGCGGCCTCGGCAACTGGCACACGCGGCGCGGCCTCGGCAACTGGCGAAAAATCCATTGCTATGGCAAGCGGACGATTTGGCAAAGCAAAAGCTGAAAATGGCTGTGCAATCTTCCTGACATATCGTGACATTAATTGGAATATTTTGCACGCCCGCGCTGCTATCGTTGGAAAAGATGGCGTCAAGCCAAATGTATGGTACAGCCTGAACGAAGCTGGCGAAATTTTTGAAGTGGAATAAATCATGCCGAAGCCAGCGGAGATAATAGCGGCTAGAAAGGCCGCTAAGCTAACCCAGCAAGAGGCTGCTAATATAGTCGGAGTCCATTCGACATCATGGCAGCGCTGGGAATATGGAACCTCAAATATGAGGCAAGGGCTTTGGGAGCTATTCCTGAGCAAGACAAACAAAGCGCGTCAGAAGTCTGGCATTTAACCAAAGGAGAATATCATGGGCCAATTCACACCTGAAACCTTTGCCGACTGGATCGGCTTCCTGCTTGTCGTCGCTGTCGCGCTCTGGGGCGGCTGGAAGATGCTGACGCATTACCTCGACAACGCACCGTTCATGGACGAGGAGCCGCCGCGCTACCAAGTGAACCCATCCAACGCCGCGAATATCATCGCTGGAATGACAGCGCTTCGTACTCCGCTGCCGCAGCACAAGAACCAGACGCCACCGGATGAAGGCTGGGATGGCATCTCTAATGATTGGGACCAGATCCTAGCGTGGCATGGCGTATTTCCTGAAGACCGCGCTGATATTAACCGTGGAACGAAACTGCCATGAGTAGCCTAATCACTCGCATTCTTGGTAGTACAGGCCCATCTATTGAAGCATTACCTGCGCAGACGCTGGACCAACTTTGGCATGAGGCCGAACAGTTGGGACGTGTAAGCATTGAGCCAAAGACATTTAGCGATGCATATCGCGCCCGCATCCGTTTTGACCGTAAAAGTGGTAGTACGATATGGGCTGAGGGTATCGATATGAATGCTGCCTTTGCACTTGCTAAAGCCATCAATGAAGCCCGTGATTTGGGCGCGGGAAGTAATTCATGAGCACTGATAACCGCATTCTCTACAGCCTACGCGGCCAGCAGCTTAAGCAACTAGCGCGCATTGTAGGTGAACTCAATGCCGCCGACGCCGAGGCTATACGCCGCTTTGCGCAACTAGCTGGTGCCCAGTATGACGCTCGCAATCTGTCCGATAAGTCGCTTGAGCAGATAGACGTTATCGCAGGTAGATACTTTGCATAGGAGCCATCATGGGCCTGATTCGCGCAACTCCAGAGCAGATGCTACGCAAGCTTGACACCATGTGCCATGCTGATGGCTTGTCAGAGCGCCAGTTTGTTCAAGTAGGTAGCTGGACTGCCAAAACTGGCCCATCACTTAACATAGCAAAGCTCAATTCAATTGACTTGGCGCAAATGCGTTGGATGTATAAACAGAGGAAAAAGTCATGAAAAAGAAAAAGGAAATGGCCTACACGCCAGATCAAGCCGAGATTGTCACGGATTATCTAGCATCGGTGAATGAGCCTCGCAAGATCATGCAGCTAGCCGCTGTCCTCAAGATTAGCTATGCTGAGACCAAGAAAATCATGCAGGCTATGAATGATGACGGCCTTGTGCATCGCCTGGAGTTCGGCAACGAGCAATACAAGCTTGGCGGCCGACCGAAGATTGAGCCGATGACAGCGCCAGTACATGCGCCGCCATTGAAGGTTGATAAGCATCGCCGCGAGTTATATGCGCGACTGGCGGCTGATCGTGATTCAATCAAGTCAATCGGGTAGCGATCTATGTCCTATACCATTGGCGAAAAATATGTTTGGAAAGACTGTACAGGCCCGACAGCTTTCCTGAATGGCACAGAGACAACGGTTACAGGCATAGCGGAAGAATGGGTTGACCAAGACACGCTAGAAATCATCAGGGCGCAGCTAACCAGCACGAAATGCCCTGATTCAAAGTCGGGATTCTTCGTTGCTGAAAAAGGCAAATTAGGCAGAAAAGCAGTTAGGTATGCATCGCAATGTCAAGGCAATAAGGGACTGCCGAACTCAGAGATTGCTTTCCGGCTAGCTAAGAAAAAGGGCTGTAGCGCATACAAGTGCAAGTATTGCGGCTCATGGCACATAGGCGGAATCGATAGGCAGATAAAGAATCGAAATAATAGGGGAAATCATGAGCACAGATAACATGCTTCGCGCCATCTATCGACTTTCCATGCAAGACGGATTGAGCTATAGTGAACTTAGCGAAATTACGAACTGGGCAGAGCGAGCTGGACCGCTATTCGATACGAGCATTTTGCAGGAAAAGAGCCGCGAACGTATCCAGTCTATTTACAACCGCTTCTTCGATTAGGAGAGCATCATGGACCGCGAATCAGAGCCACGCCGCGACCTAGCCCAAGCGCCAGGACGCAACGAAATGGGAAACGAGCGCTTCACTATCATCAGCACGGAATACACGGCGCTGCCGAGCGGCGCACGCCTCATAAAGCATCGCCAAGAAGACAGAAATCAGACAATTGGCGCGAAATCTGGTTGACTTTCGGCATTGGTAGGATAGAATCAAGGTTCGCGCTGGGGAACGAAATACTTAGGTAAATCGGATACGGCCTAGCAGCCTGACTGGCTTAACCAGTCGCCTAACAGCTATTGCTTCCAAAACGTGGAACTACATCCCCATGGTTGCGGCGAAGTATGTAGATTGAAACAATAGCTGTTAGGCGAAGAAATGTAGCAGTGAGGGCTGGGGAAGCAGTTCATAAGGGTGGACGTATACAATTCTTCTTTGGCGTCCGAAGCGTGGCCGGGAGCACTCGGCACAGCGGGATACCTGATAAATCACTGCCGCCTATCAAACCCCTGTACGCGGAAATGGGCTCCGTAATTAGTTTTATCCAAGACTGCGGGTTAGCGCCGCAGAAGGCTCGCATAATATGCCGCCCACTGTTTATGTGAATCGCAAAACGCTGCTCATGCGAACTTGGGCTGTAAGAAGGCACTGCGAAATCGGCAGCTACTGGAGCCAACCAGTAAGAATACGCGGATATAGCTCAAGGGTAGAGCTACTGCCTTCCAAGCAGAAGACTGGATTTCGAGTATCCATATCCGCTCCAGTTTCAAAGCAGTGCCAGGGTTCGGGTTCCGTTCTAGCTGTCTTCAATGATAGTCACGGAATCGAGGTTTCAAGTACCTCCACTGCACCAAGTTTCAGCCTCTCCTCCAAGAGATTTAGCCCGGCTCTAGCCGGGTTTTTTTTTGTGCAAATAGTTCTTGATGCGGATAGGAAATTGCCGGATAATAACTGCATTGCTGGGCGAACAGCGATGTCTTACTAGAAGCCTTTGATTCACGTTTTCCGCGCCATTGCGCAGACTTGTTCGCCCAGGTCGAGAACGTGATTCAAAGGCTTTTTGCGTTTCATAACCAGAGGAAATCATGAGTGATAAAAATTCTTCCAGCAGTGGCATTGGTGTTTTTGGCCTATTGGGTATTGTCTTCGTCACCTTGAAATTGCTTGGCATCACAGAGGTGGCTCAGTGGTCATGGTGGTTAGTCACAATCCCATTTTGGGGTGGACTAGCATTCATAATGGCAATTTTTGCAATAATATTTTTGTTTTCTGTGATTGCCGCTGCATTTAAATAAAACATGCGCCTTTAGCTCAGTTGGTTAGCAGCAATCCGCTCATAACGGAGAGGTCGCAGGTTCGATCCCTGCAAGGCGCACTTTCAATAACTAGGAGAAGAAAATGCAAGAGTTTGAAATGAAGTTCAGCGTCAAGAAAATAGCTAAGATTTTTGCGGGGGTAATGGCCTTTATTCTGATGGTTACCTACTGGCCGCTTCAATCAGTGCCGACTGGTAATCGTGGAGTGATTACCCAATTCGGTGCAATCAAAGGAGTTGAGCAGGAAGGGCTTGTATTCGTCCCTCCTTGGCAGAAGCTATCTGTCTTCAGCATCCGTGCTGAAGAAGCAACCATCGAAAACGCCGATGGCAGTACGGCCGATACTCAGCCGGTCAAAGTAAGCATGACGGTTCGCTACAGTATCGCAATTGATCGTGTAGCAGAGGTCTATGAGAAATACAGCCATGATGGCAATTTAGCCAGCTACGTTCAGACGGCTGCGGCCGAGGTATTCAAGGCCGTTACGGCACGTTATACAGCGCCAGACCTGATTAGCAAGCGCTCGCAAGTATCGGCGGATATCGGCGCTGCATTGCGTCAGAAGCTGGCGCTATACGGTGCTCAAGTCATTAATATCGACATGCGCAATTTTTCCTTTGGTGCCGAGTACATGAAAGCCATCAATGAAAAGGTAACACAAGAGCAATTGCGCCTTGGTGCTGAAAACAAACTTAAGACTGTCGAGTCTGAGCAGAAGCAGAAAGTTGCTATTGCAGAGGCCGAGGCTAAAGCGCTATCCGCAAAGGCTGATGGCGAGGCATATGCCAATCTGACTGTTGCCAAGGCCCAGGCTGAAGCGCTGCGCATTCAAAATGCAGCACTGGCGCAGAATAAAGACGTTCTGGAGCTGCGCCGTATCGAGGTTGAGGAAATCAAGGCAAAGCGCTGGAATGGCGCGCTACCGACGAACATGTATGCAGGTGCTCCAATGCCATTCCTGAACATGGAGAAGGCAAAGTGAGCAAATTCCAAGGTGCAGCTACTTCCGCAAAGGTGAAGAAGTGAACCTCCCAATCATTCGCCTAGAGGTACAGGGCATGAAGCATACGGTTCTGACTTCACTACAGCAGCATTCGGCAGAAATGGATGCGGATGTGCAGCAGGCAGTTGAAAGCTACTGCACTGAAGAGAACTTAATCAAGATCATCAATGAAGAGGTTAAGCGCGAAATGGACAATGCTGTCAGAGAAGAGGTGCGCAACTTCTTCGGATATGGCAAGCAGGGCCGCCGTGCTGTCAAAGAGGCGATTCTTGAGCACCTGAAGCGCACTTATCCTGAAGAATGGTTTGAAGGAGAGCCGGAATGAACATTGCCCAAATAAAGCAAGACTTAGCCAATGGAGTGATGATTGGCCGCGAGACATGGCGCGAGCTGGTTGACTATGCGCTGAAGCAGGAATTGACGCTAACTGAACTTCTCGCCAAAGTTGAGCACAAGGATGATACAGGACCAATAGATTCGGCATACCAGGGCGATGACTTTCAATGTGGAGTAGTAAAACAATGAAAAAGTCTAAATTCAAATGTTGGGCTGGTAATCAGGTTGGAGATAAAGGTCAGGCGATAAAGGTGATGGAATGACTTCCCCATATAGCTTACTTACACCACGGCAGCATGAACTCTACGACATGATGAGTGAAATCAGCGAAGAATGTTATTGCGCTGGATGGATGGATGGAAATGAGTTCACACTTTGGGAGGCAATTCAGACTGGTGAAATGCGTTATGGCATGGGCAATATCGACAAGGAAAAGCTTGCTAAGGTTGCTGCCCTCTCAGTCCTTACTGGATGCTGGATCATCTGGAAGGATAAGGAGCATGGATTGCCGCTAGAGGAGCATGGGCCATATGCTATCCCCATAGCTGAATGGATCGCGATCTACAATGCAATAAATTCTAAGGAGGCTCAATGAGCAATACATACTCGCTCACCTGCCATCCAATGAGATTGAAGCTTTGGGTAGGGCAAGGAAGTAGCCACGGCTTCATTCTATACGGCGATGATGAATATCACGAAGCATTGCGCCAGTTTTTCGAAAAAACCATGTTTCAACCACTAGTACTTGAAATAGATGGTGGATGCGATGAATTGATCTTTTACGAAGAGTTCAAGCCACAGATAGCGAAATAGTTGCAGGAAAGCTGAACAAATTCCATCAGGAAAATGGTAAACTTCGGTCACAATCCATTTTCTTGATAGGAATCATCATGCGTAAATTCTTTAGCGTCGGCGGTGACGGCAAGCAGAAGCCGCCAGCCCCAAGCAATAAGTCCAAACCGCCCAAGAAGAAATAAGCGGCGTTATGACCAGTGCAGGATGGAAGGCTAGGCTATTTGTTGCGTTGGTGTTTGTCGCCACGCAACGGCTTCATGCTGGTCTATTTAGTAACATGCCTATCACTGACGCAGGTCAGTTGATTTACCATGGCTCCGCTGCATTGGCTGATTTCTGGTTGATCGTAGTTGGTTCATGCTTCCTTACTGGAAGACTCGCAGCAGACCTAGAGAGCCTATGCCTCGCCTCTATGGTGTCCAATGTAATAGGTTGGATATTCTTCACGGCCTATCTCCCGCCGACAATTTACAACATCATTGTCGGGACAATAGGTTATGTGCAACTCCTTCGATTATTCTATATTGGCCGCTATGATGCTGATCATTTTGGGCCTAGCTGGACTAGCGGATTTGGTTTTGACCGCGCTCAACTTTATCATGCAAAGGCGCATCAATGAAAGACTCCATACGCGACGCAGTGCTAGAGGCCGTCAACAGTCCTAAGGTGGCTGTGGCAGTATCCACCGCAACAACGGCCATCGGTGCGGCGGCTGCTGGTGAGCTTATCCATGGGATATTAGTAAATCTTTCCATGCTGGCTGGTATCATCGCCAGTTCAGTACTTATCAAAGTCCACTGGACACGATACAAGATCCTAAAGCGACAGCTAGACAGCCTGGAAATGTCCAAAGAGGAAGTGTGATGGACGATTTTCTTTGCATTCTCATGGCTTGGTTTCCAGCTTTGATGAGCTGGCTTTCCATTCCACTATCATCTAACAGGACGAGAAATGTTAATCCGAGTTCGAAAGTCTGATATCCAGCAAGTAGCATTCAACAAGCCTGATGGCCTGGCAATCTGCCTAGACCACTGGATAGAATGGATGCAGCGCGACGACCGCGACTTAGGCGCGAAGAGCCAAGGATGCATCAAATCCGGCCCTGACAGCGAGCACGAGGGCTACGATGTGAATGCCGCTGCGGAGGCCGCAGAGAGCCGTGCAGCACGCCAGATCGCCATGGCTACCGATGCCATGATTGATAGCCTGGATCGCCACCACAAGGCCGCTATCTACCGCCGCTGCTCGATCAGCACTCTGTGGCGATATCCGCACATGGACTACTGCGCTATGCTGCCCGATGCCGAGGAAGCGCTTAAGACGAAGCTATCAAAGAACGTCGCGACTCGCGTGTTCTTCTAAAGAAAAAGGGGTATACGGAATAACGTGTGGAAAGGATGAGTCTGTGTCATACTCTAGCTCCGGATAAACGTGTGGAAAAGGGTTGATATGGATACGGTCGGAGTCGTTCACTTTGGTGACTGTCGTGAGAGCCTTCGAGCTATGGCTGTCGCCGGCATGCAAGCGCAGATGTGCGTAACGAGTCCGCCGTACTTCGGCCTGCGTGACTACGGCGTCGAGGGACAGATTGGTCTGGAAAATACCCCTGAGCAATACATCAATGAACTCGTTGAGGTGTTCCGGTGCGTTCGCGATGTGCTCGCTGATGACGGGACTCTCTGGGTTAATATCGGCGACAGCTACGCAACTGGCAGTAAGTGGGGTGGGTCCACAGGCGGGAAGCACGCCAAGGCCCTCCACGGGGATACTGGAGTTGGTCGAGGACGAACCAACCCCGGTTTGCCAGATAAGAACCTGTTGATGATTCCTGCCCGTCTGGCATTGGCCTTGCAGGCTGATGGCTGGGTGCTTCGCCAGGACATAATTTGGCAAAAGCCGAACTGCATGCCATCGAGCGTGACCGACCGGTGCACCAGTTCGCATGAGCATATTTTTCTGCTTTCCAAGTCGCAAACTTATTACTTCGACCACATCGCCATTCAGGAAGATGCCGTTTCGGAGCACCAGAGCGGCAACGGCTTCAAGCGCCCCGAGCGCCTGAGCTATCAGAACGCGGACGGCACTGCCCGAGGCAATGATGCTCAGTGGACTGGCGTCGGGGGCAAGCGCAACCGGCGCGATGTTTGGAGTATCCCAGTCAAGGCCTACAAGGGCGCTCATTTTGCCGTGTTCCCTTCGGCCTTGGTTGAGCCCTGTATTCTCGCTGGCAGTCAGCCTGGCGATGTGGTGCTTGACTGCTTCATGGGCAGTGGGACCACTGCAGAAGTCGCAATCAAACTTGGACGTGAGTTCGTGGGCTGCGAGCTTAATAGGGACTACGAGGCATTGCAGCGGCAGCGCATAGCTGAGGCGAGGTCGGTTGTGGCCGAGATTGCGGCCGAGAAAGAGCGTGCCGCAGCCCAAGCCGAGTTGTTCGTATAGCATAATGCCGCTATGACAGACATCCTCGACCTCCCAGATTGGAACGTAACTAGCACCCGAACGGATGGCGACATGTTCGTCATTGAGGCCGCCTACACCGTCCAGCCCGATACCTGCCCCAAGTGTGGTTGCGTTGGCAACTTGTACAGACACGGGACGAAGCCCGTTAGTTACGTGGACAGCCCAGTCAGGGGCGCTCCCACCAAGCTGATTGCCAAGGTGCAGCGCTACAGGTGCCGGGACTGCACCGAGACGTTCTTGCAGCCCCTGGGCGGCATCTTGACTGACCGGCGCATGACGGAGCGCTGTGGCACGTTCATCGCCTACCGCTGCCTGTCCCAGACCTTCATCCGCATTGCTGAGGATGTCGGGTGCGACGACAAAACCGTCAGGGTTCTCGCCAGCGACTTCATAGCCAAACTGGAAGCCAACTACCAGCCGGCCCTCCCCGAGTGGCTGGGTATTGACGAGACCCAGATTGACGGGGAGATGCGCTGTGTCATTACAGACGTGGGCAACAAGCAGCCCATCGACATGCTCAAGGACCGCAGCAAGGTGTCCGTCATCAACTGGCTGGCCAGGTACAAGGACCGGAGCATGGTCAAGGGCGTGGCCACCGACATGTGGCGCCCTTACCGCGAGGTGACGCACCTCATGATGCCCGGTATCCCCCTGGTGGTGGACAAGTTCCACGTGGTCAGGATGGCGAACTACTGCATGGAGCGGGTCCGCATCAGGCTCCAGAAGACCCGCAAGGCTGGCGTGCGCCGGGACTGGCTCCAGTCCAAGCACATTTTGAACATGGGCTCCTCCAGGCTGAGCGAGAAGCAGCGCTTCAACCGGGACATGTGGCTGGACAACGAACCCGAGCTGGCTGACGCCTATCGGTTGAAGGAGGCCTTCTACGCCATCTACCAGATGCCGAAGGACGAAGCCGCCGCTGCCTTTGATGCCTACGCCGCCCAGGTGCCTGAGGGGCTGAAACCGGACTTCAAGGTCCTGCTCACCGCCATGAAGAACTGGCGGAAGGAGATTCTGGCCTTCTTCGAGTACCCCATCACGAACGCCTACACCGAGGCGCTGAACCGGGTTGCTAAGGAGATTAACCGGGCAGGCCGGGGCTACAGCTTCGACGTGCTGAGGGCTCGCGTCCTGTTTGGCAAGCGCGTCAAGGACAAGACTTGGAGCCTGGTCTCGTACATGGACACGAGCACCAAGGCTGTCGCGTACTACGTTGCGGCGGCCGGCAACCGCTGCCAGTGCTGCGGCATGGAGTTTGGTTCCGGGCGGGACGAGCGCCCGACGATTGCCCTCCTGGAGCGTGAGGGCGAGGAAAAGCGACTCGTGATGTGCAAGGTCTGCTTTGGCGGTTTCTACACGGAGAGCCTTAATCACGATGAGACTCCTTCCACACGGTAATCCGCATACCCAGAAAAAGGCCCGATGATGGGCCTTTGTTTCATTTGTTAATCAAATCCTGCCACATCACAGCGCCATCCTCCCAGCGGCCGACAAATCGCGCATTAGGGAAGCGGCGGCGCAATTGCTGCTCCTGCTCTGGAGTGCAACCACCATAGGGTAGGTAGATCACTAGCGGGGTCATGATGGGAGATCCCACAATGCAGCCATGTAATCTTGGCGTGGCTTCAGGAAGGAAATTACAGCGGGTTCGTCAGCGCGGCATACCTCGACTTCAACGCTCCAACATTTTGCCTTTCTTTGACCCATGTAATACAAGAACAGACGGCCGTTGCGATAATTCACATCGCCGTTGAAATTGTTCTCGCCAGTTTCATAATCGTCCTCTTTCCAGTCCCAGCGATACACCATGTTCATATCGAGGTCCATATACGACCAATCGGTCATGAAGTCTTGAAAGCTCTTGAACTCGATATGCATATCATTGGAGAAATAATTCCCTTCTGCGCAGTAGTACGAGTGTTTCTTTTCCCATAAGTGAGACATGGATTTCTCCTTGATTAACAGCGCAACATGCGCCGAGTTGTGATTTCAGTGGAAAAGCCGCCTAGTGGGCGGCCTGCTGGTGCTGATGGTTCGCAGTTACTTATACTTCGGCCAGACAATCGGCGGCCTGAATGGATCAGGATCACCCTTGTCAAGCCGTACTTTCAGTGCTCGCCTGCTTACGCCGCACGCTGCCGCTGCTTGAGTCAACGTCATGCGTTGGCCCTTGTAGTCCACGTAGACGCAGGAACGGCGATTACTCAGATTTTGCGTAAGCGTCGCCCAGCGGCAGTTCTCCTTGCTGTAGCCCTTTTCATTGTCCTCACGATCCAGTTGCATGCCTTCTGGCCTTGGCGACATATCGCGATGAAACACAGTGAACGAATTCCATTCTTCGCAAACCCTGATGCCGCGCCCGCCATACCACTTGTAATTATCGTTGTTCGGATTGTTGCAGCGGTCCCGCATGGTTTCCCATACCTTGTACAGCGGATCGCTGCTCATGCCGTGCTTTTCGTAGTTCTTTTTCATAGTAGCGGGCGGGGTTGATTAGATGTCGTCGGTAACGTGCGTTATTTGGTGCTCCTGACCCGCCTCAACTTCCTTGAAGTTTTCTTCGACCATTTTGGCGGTCAAGATTTCGATGCGCCCGTTTTTCATAAGCACATAGGTCGGTGCGTTGAAATTATCCGCATCGAGCATACGCCCAGCGACTTGGCGTACGTCTACTACATCTTTGTCGGTGATACTTTGGTCCAGTTTAAATTTAAAAGTTCCCATCATCTTCTCCAATTCCGCCGCGCCCGTTACGCTGACCATGTAGACATCATACTCCAAAGTTACGAAATTTCAACTGCAATTTAGAAATTAAATAGCTTTACTATTTGCAATTCCATGCGTAGAATCATTTCCTATCCGTATCGGATAAACCCTAAGGAGAAGAACATGGCAGGCGAACACAACCAGAGCGGTACCCCTAACGAAATCCTCGACTACATCATTGACAAGATCGGCCTGAAGAATGACGCGGCGTTGTCGCGCTACCTTGAAGTCGCGCCGCCAGTCATCAGTAAAATGCGCCACAACCGCCTTCCATTCGGCGCGCAGTACATCGTGCGCCTGCATGAAAAGACGGATTGGCCTATCCGGACTATCAAGGCGTATCTTCCAGCAGAAAAACAAGGCGACGAAGCAACGCAATAGTAGCAATTCCTGAGGGAATTGGTATAATTGGCGTAACGAGGCTGGCTTGCCTATGGGGAAGCCAGTTTTGCATGCAGGGATAGGTTTAGCGGCCGAAAAGCGGATTCATTACCCGCCCTCCCAGCATACTTCTAATGACTACTCCTTAATGAAGAGGCAAATTTGGATATCAACGAATATCGTATCAAATACCAGACTCAAAAATCTAATGCAAAAATCAGAGGTATTGATTTTTTGCTGACTTTTCAAGAGTGGTGTGAATTTTGGGGTGAGGACATCGAAAGGCGTGGGACTGGTCCAAATGATCTGCAAATGCAGAGAAAGTGCGATACAGGTCCATATGCAATTGGCAATATCAGCAAAGGTACACCTAAGCAAAATGCCGTTACCCGAGAAAATATGCTTAGGAAATCAAAGTCAGAGCAAGCTGCATTAGAGTTGCAAATTGCACTAGATGCAATGATGAACGAGGATTCGCCTCCGAAACCGGATGATTTCGATGAATTTTGGGGTCCTAATCCTAGGATGGGCGATTCATACAGAAATAGATACAAGCATTTAAAGCCTAGATGGAGATAATGGCCGCCAAGTCAACTAGGCGGCTTTTTACTTTGTAGTATCGAACACTCAACGCCAGCGCAGCTTAAGAGGCGCATATCAGCTGCCGACCACAGATAAGCATCCGACCTTTCTCCGTAGTCCAGTACCTCCCGGTTAGGCTGTGGCACCCCAAGACAACTTTAGAAAGTGAAAAATGGAAGATATGGAAATGGGCGGCGATGCTGGCCCGATGGATGGCGCTGACCAAGCGCAAGGCGCTGGCTATACCGTATGCATTCAGGTTGGTGCGGATGGTTCGATGAAGGTAGGCGTAGAGCCTCCAGAAGACCCAGCAGAAGCACCAGAAGACGGCGCATACAAGCCAGCTCCTTCGGCAAAAGACGCGCTCATGATGGCTATGGACATCATCAAGAACAACGGCAAGATGCCCGAGGGTGACGCCGATGCGGATTTCAATGCTGGCTTCGGTAAGAAAAAGCCGCCAGTAATGGTTGACCGTCAGCGCCCTGACGAAGAGGGGATGTGATGAGCGAATCCACCTCAACAGCAAACGTAGGCGCAGGCGAACATGTTGAGAACGATTCGCCTGAATACGCAGTAATGCCAGGATACGAGCGCTATACCGGTCCAGTAGAGCATGGCTTCCGTCCTGAGCCAGCAGCACAGCCTGAAGTTGCTAAAATCCAGCGCTATGATATTTCAGCTACTACGCAATATGGTGGTGCAACAATCGAGTCTGATATCAATGTCAATGGTGAGTGGGTAAAATACGACGACCACATCGCTGCCATGATCAACCCTCTGAACACTTCGCTCTGCCGCGACATGCCAGCCTTCTACAAGCTGCTTCAATTCATGCTCGACAATATCGCTGACTTGGAGCAATCGCCAGACTTCGCCGGATTCAAGCTCCAGCGCGCCACGAACGACGAAGGCGAGTTGCAATTCATCCGCCTCGTGCCATGCGATAAGATCGGCGATATTACCTCGCCGCGCTACGTGGACGAACAGCCCAATAAGGTTATCAAGGCAGCGGTGGCTAGCACGCTGAAGTTGGTGCAGCCATGAAGCGCTGCACATTCGGGAACGTAAAAGAGCGCCGCATTGATGTAGTCATGGCGCTTACCCCTGTTGAAAACATGCGGGCCGCAATCTCGCATGAGAGAGCTATTTCGCATCTCACGGACAGCCAAGTAAAGCGCGAATTCGAGATGCAATATCGACTGATGCTCTCACCATCCGCAAAGAATGTATCGTTATTTGGATAAGGTAACACCATGGCAATCGAAGAGCAGGCGAACACAAAAACGGATTACATGGCTGCAATCCAGTCGCTGGATGAATCATTAGTCGAGTTAGAGTGTGTCCGCATGCAGTCCATAGGTCGCCAAGTAGTCGACTATGAGGCTTATTCTGACTTGATGATTTTGCGCGGAAGAATGGCACCACTCGCCCGCATGAAGGATTTATTCGGTGAAGCTAGAGCCTGTGCTGCTTTTGACTGGCTTCTTAACTTCAATCTCTTGCCTGACTTCATTCCGCAGGATGTTAATAATGTGAAGAAGGAGTTGCGCTTCAGAACTGGCCGCAAGGTAGACCGTGCGCTGTTCCATGCTTCTGGTCGGCTGAGTATTGTTGAGATAAAGGATGCATGCGACCAGCGAGCAGTTGTCGCGGGCATTGGTCAGGCTCTGCTATATGCAGCACTCGCAGAGAAAGAATATCTTGATCGTCAAATCGTCCCAGTTCTGGCTGTGCTAGGTGAGCGTGATGAGGATGTAGCTAGGGCATGTCAGCGCGGAGGAGTGGAGTATATCCCGCTGGGGAATATTCAGTACCTGAACACGTTGAGCCAGATCGTGGCGATTATGGTGAACCATGGCTAAGGTAGATAAGTACAACTTCGCAGATGCTGAGGTTGACTACCGCTCAGGTTCGATGAGCGTCAACGCAATCGCAACTAAGCACAGCATCCCCGAGCCTACACTGCGACGTGAGGCGAAGAAACGCGGATGGGTAAAAGGCCTTAGCTCTACTAAGCGGATCATGGTGCGTGATGCCATGGCCGGCGCTGATCTGACGAATTCGCTGACGAATGACGAAGTTCGTCAAAACCAGCTTTCGGCAGCAAGCCAGGACGTAGCCGATATGAATTCGGGACTGTCTCTGTTCCGCCTCTGCTTGGCTAGTCTCAATGAAATGATCCATGAGGCGACGAAGCCGATGGAAGTAAAGAATATTGTTGAGGCGGGGAAGTCCGCTGTTGATGGGATTCGCCGTATTCGTGGCTTGGATGACATTCCCCCTGAGCCTCCAGAGGGTGGAATTAACGACATCATCGCGGCAATCAATGGAACGTCGCTGCCGATTACGAAATGAGTGCATCGCCTGAGGTATTGGAGTTCGCTAGGAATATGGCGGATCCAGTTTGGCGCATCTCTAATTTGTACAAGATCATCATCAAGGGCGATGGCGATAACGATGATGGATTAGTAGTGCAGTTCAATCCGAATCGAGCACAAAGACGATTCATCGCAAATTTGCACCATCGCAATATCATCTTGAAAGCCCGGCAATTGGGCTTCACGACGCTGATTGCGATTGTCTGGCTGGATCATGCGCTGTTCAATGCAAATAGCCGCTGCGGCATCATCGCGCAGGATCAGGATACGGCGGCGTCGATCTTCCGCGACAAGGTGAAGTTTGCATATGACAATTTGCCCGAGGCGCTTCGGGCTGCGATGCCGCTTGCTGCAAACAACACGAAGGAAATGCTGTTCGGACATAACAACAGCAGCATTCGTGTAGCGACATCGGTTCGCGGCGGTACTATCCATAGATTACACGTGTCGGAATTTGGCAAGATCTGCGCGAAGTTTCCAGATAAGGCAAAGGAAGTCGTAACCGGGTCGCTGCCAGCCGTACCGCTCAATGGCATCACGATCATTGAGAGCACGGCTGAAGGTGCAGAGGGCCGCTTCTATGAGATGACGCAGGCTGCTATCAAGCTGTCCGAGCAAGGTAAGGAGCTAACGCCGCGAGATTGGCGCTTCCACTTCTTCCCATGGTGGCAGGAAGAGCGCTATAGGATGAATCCTGATGGCGTGGTGATGAATGCTAAGGATCATGCATATTTCGACAAGATCGAACAGGAAATGCAGGCTGTCATTGATATGGAACAGCGTGCTTGGTATGTGGCGACACGTGATGCGGACTTTGTAGGCAACGAGGACAACATGCTGCAAGAGTACCCAAGCACGCCGAAAGAAGCATTTGAGGTTTCCTCTGAAGGCTGCTACTACACGAACCAGCTAACGACTGTGCGTAAGCAGGGTCGGGTGCTGAAGGTTCCGATTCTAAATATGCCGGTGAATACTTTCTGGGATATTGGTAACAGCGACGGTACGGCGATTTGGTTCCATCAGACAGTTGGGATGGAAGATCGGTTTATCGGCTACTACGAAGAGCACGGCGAGGATTTATCGCATTACGTGCGCGAGTTGCAGAAGACTGGCTTTATCTTTAATAAGCATTTTCTGCCGCATGATGCAGCTCATGAGCGTCTTGGCAAACAGAATAAGTCAACCGAGTTGCAGCTTAAAGAACTCGGGTTGCAAAACATCGTCATCGTGCCAGTTACACCGACCATCAACGCAGGCATTCAGTTGACACGCCAAGAGATGGCTACGGCTTACTTCGATGAAGAACGCTGCAAGGAAGGTCTTGCGCGACTGGCTGGCTACAAGAAGAAGTGGAATGCATCGGCAGGGCGCTGGAGTGATGAGCCTCTGCATGATTCCAACTCCGAGGGCGCGGATGCATTCCGGCAGTGGGCGCAGGCTAAGGCTGGCGGTTTAATTACGCTAGTTGGCAGTGTTCGCCGCCCAGATGTTGGGCCGGGACATCGATCTTTCGATAATTCCATGGGCAATCTCGGTTGAGCACCAGAACAAACAAGATCAACAAGCCGCTTCCTAGCGGCTTTTTTAATGGGCAAAGAGCATGAAATTTCCTGAATCATCGCCGAAGCAGAGCAATATCACGCGAGTGGCATCGGCTGCGGCTGATACGCTGATCTTGGCGGGCAACGATAGCCGCAATGGCGCGATTATTTTCAACGAATCGACTGCGATCCTGTACCTGAACCTGTCGAAGTCTACCGCGAGCCTGACGAACTACAGTGTGCAGGTTGCTGCTGGCGGTACCTACCTGAATAAATACACGGACTACTGCGGTGAGATTCGCGGTATCTGGGCTGCTGCTAATGGCGCGGCCATGGTCACGGAGTTCCTGTGAATATCATCAATCCTGGCTTGACTCCAGCGCAGATGAGTTCTGCGACGCGTAGCACGCCGACCGTACAGCAATCTGTACCGACTGCTGGCGCAACGGTTGTGATGACTGGTGGCAGCGCTGATGCAATGGTAGAGCTTCAGCCTGCCGGAACCTTGGCAACGCTCACCGTAACTCTGCCTGACAACGCTACTAGCATTATCGGCGACATTGCGCGTATCGGCTCGACCAAGGCCATCACTTTGCTGACCATCAACGGCGCAGCAACCATCATTGGCAATGTCACGGCCATGATTGCTAGCCAAGTGGTGAACTTCAAGAAGGTTGCGGATAACACATGGATGGCTATCTAATGAAAAAGCTTCTGCTCCTGCTGCTGGCGCTTCCTTCGCTGGCTATTGCTGATGGCCGAGATATCGTTCTCACGCAGCGCAATGCCAATGATGACGCGAATATCTTGCGCGTGTTGGCTAGCCCTGTAACTGATGGCCTGATGTACTACAACGCGACCACGCTGCTTCCTGGCTATGTCACGCTGGGTACTGGCCTGTCGATCAGCTCGGGCGTTCTGAGCGCTTCTGCTGGCGCGTCGCAGGTGCAGACGGATTGGAATGCTAGCAGCGGCCTGGGGCAGATCCTGAATCGGCCGACCCTCTCGACCGTAGCTATGACTGGTCAGTATGGAGATCTGAGCGGAGCTCCTACTATCCCAGCGGCACAAGTTGCATCCGACTGGAATGCAGTGAGTGGCGTAGCTGCGATCTTGAACAAGCCTACGCTGTTCAATGGCGCATATTCCAGCCTTAGCGGTATCCCAAGCACGTTCGCTCCAGCGGCGCATACGCAGGCATTCAGCACGATCACCAGCACGCCGACTACGCTTGCAGGTTACGGTATCGCCGATGCGTACCCACTGAGCGGCAACCCTAGCGCATTCATCAACCAGGCTGGAGCACGAAGCGCAATCAGCCTAACGACTACCGGCAGCGGTGCAGCGACCTATAACAGCTCGACCGGTGTATTGAACGTTCCAACTCCAGCCGCGCCAAGTCAGTCAGCAACTACTCGCACACTGAACTCTGCGTTTCAGATCAGCGCCACTCGTAACGTGTTGGTGAGCTATAGCGTGCAACTGACCGTCACAGCAAGCATCGCAGGCGGTCAAAACGGCGATGTAATCCTTGAGATTGCTAGCGATAGCGGATTCACAGCAAACGTGCAGACTGTTGCGATTACCGGGCTAGGTCAGACCTACACGCTAGCAGTCGCATTGCAGGGCGTGCAGCCTCAAACAGGCGTGGTTAGTGGCTACGTCCCAGCAGGCTATTACACGCGCTTGCGCACCGTCAATAACACTGGCACGCCGACATTTACTTATCGTGCTGGTCAAGAAGTTCAACTGTAAGGATATAAAATGGCAACCAATCTGGAAAAGATGAATCCCAATGCGCAGCTTATCTATGACTCGGATACTGGCGCGCTGATTGGTATTAAAAATCCGCATGGTAATGGTTTAGATTTCTCATTCGGCGTAAAAACTGACGGTACTGGCGCGATTCGATCATTCTCTTCCAACGGTACGCCACTTCTGATGAGCTTGGCGAATCCAAGACGCCGTGCTGTATTCCTTGGTGACTCGCTCACTTGGGGCGGCGCAAACGGACGTGCTTCAGGCTTCTTTGATGGTCGTATTTGGTATCAACTAAGTACGCCAGTGACTACGAACTTGGGCGGCGGTAACTGGCTTGTGCAATGCATGGTAGAAGGTACTGCGGGAACTGCTGGCGGAACTCTCCAAACGGATGGGCGCGGAAATCTTCAATGGAAATATAGTACTGACAGCTATGGCCCATTGGTCAATGTATCGCAGGGTGGATTCTTCTATCTGACTAGCGGCACACTTGCGAATAGCGGGATTTTTGTAACTGTTCGCGGCGCAACTGCCGCCCCGACTGTAGCGGGTACTGGAGCGGTCACAACCGCTGGCTTGCCGACGATCGCCGACTACAATTTGCTAGGGTATGTTGCATGGGTTGCTGGGGCATTAGGTGAAACTTTCTCAGATTATCAATCGTATGGTATTTCTGGCTGCAATACGGCTGACGTTCTTAAATTCACTCCGCAAGCATTGGCAACCGATGTAGAAGCTGTATTCATTCTAATTGGCGTAAATGATATTCCAGCTACTTCGGCTGCTGCTGCGGTGACAGTTGCCAATATTAAGGCAATTATTGATCTTTCAGCAGCTAAAGCACGTCGAGTATATGTGAATGAAATTTTCCCTTGGCCGCTAGGATCGCAGACCCAGCAAAAGTTTCTGTCGCTAGTATCGAATGCAATCCGCTTGTACTGCCGAACTAAATCCAATGTTCGTTTCTGTACAGCATACGACAAAATGTTTGCGCCCAATGCATCAACTATTAGCAGCTATACTGATGCGCGTAGTGGTGTATTTAATACCGACAGTTTGCATCTGATGCCTTATGGGGCATGGGTTGCAGCTCGTCCCGTAGTTGCCGCAGTATTACAAGATTATCAGCTTGAGCCAGTACGTCGTGCGGTATTAGATGTATGGGATAGTACGCTTCAAACTGGCTCTCTTAATCTTAATCCATCATTGCGCGGTACAGCAGGTTCCCCGCAAGGAAGTGCTGGTATTACAGGTACTGTGCCTGATTCATATCTTTTAACTAGAAGCGGTACCACTCAAACATGCACGACTAGCTTTGATGCGGCAACAGATGGCGGTATTGATTGGTGGTCTATGTCGGTAGCTGGGGCTACCTCTGGCGATTATCATATGCTTCGCCAGTCAATTACGTTACCTGCCGGTGTTGCTGTTGGCGATTACATTCGTATTAGTGTAGAGATGCAAGTATTCAGCACTACCTCACCTGGACTTTCTACCTTGCAAGTACAAGCAAATAGCAATAGCAATATTCAGTCTGCATACCCATTCCAAGTTACAGTTGGTCGTAATGTCAATACATTTACAACTGAATTGCCCACGAATCGCTGGTTTAGTGAGCCTATGAAACTTCTTCCCGGGGTGACTGGTTTTGATCTGATTATCCGTGTTGGTGCAGATGCTACTGGTGGTACTGGCGCTGGGAAAGTTGGCTTCCGCGAGCTTCGTATGGAAAAAGTAGCAGGCCCAATCTATCCATGATGAATAGCAATATTTTATCAAGAAAAATGCTCTCTAAAGAAAGTATAAAATATGCTGAATGATGAACAGCAAGAGCAACTTGATGCGCTGAGTCAGGTAATTGCTACTAAGCGAAAAGATGCTATTGATGCGCGCAAAGAGAGCGGCATTGAAGATGTATGGCTGGCATGTGAAGAGGCATATCTAGGCATTGATGACGCAAATCGGAGCGAGTTCACGCGTGCGAAATGGGCTAAGCCTACTAGCATGCAGGGTTCGGTGACGACAAATCAGACATATCCGGCTAACGATGGTAAGTCCACTGCATTTATTCGCCTGACGAGTCGTTATGTTGATGCGGGCGCTGCGAAACTGGCTGAAATCCTGCTGCCGGTTGATGAAAAGGCCTTTTCGTTCTCTGCAACGCCGATTCCTGAGCTGATTAACGATCAGGAAGACATGCGGCCAGCAGTAGATGCTAATGGTCAACCGATCATGAAGCCTGCTGTAGCTGCGCAGCCTCAGGCAGCCCCGCAAATGCCTGCTCCGGCTGCTGCGTCGATTGATCCGTCATTGGCTGCATCAGGTCAGCCAGCACCTGCACAAGCTGCGCCGGCCGCTCAACCAGTCACAATCGCTGATCTGGCTAAGCAAGTAGCAGACAAGGCTCAGGACTACGCTGAAAAGGCGGAAAAGCGCATCTATGACTGGATGGTAGAGGCGAATTATGCAGCGGAGAACCGTAAGGTAATCCATGATGCGGCGCGTATCGGCGTGGGTGTGCTGAAAGGCCCATTCCCTGACTCAAAGCGCAATCAAGCAGTCACGAAGGTTCCAGGCGGTATCAAGCTTGAGTTTGTCCGCAAGATCGTTCCTTCATACAAATGGATCGACGCATGGAATCTGTTCCCTGATGGCGCATGTGGTGAGTACATTGGTCATGGCGACTACATCTTAGAGCGTGATTACCTTGCTCAGCGCCAATTGAAAGACCTGAAGCGCTTGCCAGGCTATATCTCTTCGCAAATCGATAAAGTGGTTAAACAAGGCCCAGAGAAATGCAATGAGGATGGAGTTAATCCTAACGAGAAGAAGCATAAAAACCGTTTCGCTGTATGGTATTACTATGGGACGATCACTCGTAAGGAAATGCAGACTGCGAATGCTGATGCATTGAAAGATATTCCAGATGGAGTAGATGAGGTCTATGCGATTATCACGATGGTCAACGATTCGATCATCCGCGCAACTATCAATCCTCTGGAATCGGGCAAGTTCCCATATCATGCAATGCCATGGTCGCGCCGTGCTGGGCATTGGGCTGGTGTAGGTATTGCAGAGCAGGTCAGCACGCCACAGCGCATCGTTAATGCGTCCACGCGTGCACTGCTGAACAACGGTGGTAATTCATGCGGCCCACAGATCGTAATGGACCGTACCGCGATTGAGCCAGCACAAGCCAATGATTGGGTGATCCGCCCTAACAAGCTATGGTTCATGAATCCAGATGCGGTTATCAAAGATGTGCGCGCAGCATTCGGTGCCTTCGAGATTCCGAACGTTGGCGCGCAGATGATGGCTATCATTGAGTTTGGTCAGCGTGAGGCGGAGGAGGCAAGCAATATTCCTCTGATATCGCAAGGGCAGACTGGGCCGACGACGCCCGAAACTTTGGGTCAGACACAGATTCAGAATAACAACGCCAACACGCTGCTGCGCGATATCGGCTACACCTACGACGATTGTATTACTGAGCCAGTAGTGCGCGATTCATACGAATACCTGCTGCTTGATCCAGACGTGCCGAATGATGAAAAAGGCGATTGGGATATTAATGCGCACGGTTCTACCGCTATGGTTGAGCGAGCTATTCAGGACCAGACCTTAGCACAGATGGGACCGTTAGTCGCTAATCCTATCTTCGGTCTGAATCCTAAAAAATGGATGGAAGAATGGCTCAAGTCTAAGCGACTGGACCCGCGCAAGATGCAGTACTCGGAAGAAGAACAGCAGAAGATGGCGCAAACACCACCTCCTGAAGATCCTACTGTTACGGCTGCGAAGATCAACGCTGAGTCCCGCGAGAAGATCGCAGGCATTCAAGAGCAGGGCGCAGCACAAGGAGCACCAGCCGCGCCAGATAACAGCATGGAAGTGGCGCAGCTCAAGGCGAATACCGATCTGCAACGCGAGCAACTGAAGCAGCAGAATGCCGAGGCAGACCGTCAAGCGCAATACGCAGAAGCAGAGCGCCAGCGTCAGCATGAATTGCAGATGAAGCAGATTGACTTGCAGATGAAGCAATTGGAACTGCAAGCCGCTCAAGCAAGCGATTTGGGCCAAGCTAAAACTGAACTGGCAAACACCACTATCAACGACGGCACCAAGAAAGAGCTAGCAGCGCAAGAGACTGGCTTGGCATTGCAACTGGATGATTCACAAAAGAGCCATGAAGTACGCATGCAGCCGCCTAGCCTGATCCGCGACAGTATGTCAACGGATGAGACACCATGAGCATCATCCTCACCGATGGCGACAAGATGACAGCGGCATGGCGCAAGGTGGAAGAGCATCTCAATGCGCGCCTTATAGTGCTTCGCGGTCAGCTTGAAAGCGATGTAGACGAACGCATCAGTACCAGATTGCGCGGACAGATCGCGGAGGTTAAATCCCTGCTTGATCTTGGCAAAGAGCGTCCAGTAATAGATTGATTTGTAGTACCCGCCGCCCTAGTGACGGCAAGAACTGCACCAGACGACAACGCCCGGTGTGTAACTGGCCTGCGCAAGCAGGCTTTTGCTTTTGTGGAGTAGCCGAATGAACGAAGAGAATGTTGTAGATGATGACTTTGACGCAGGTTTCGCAACTGATCCTGGCACCGCGACGGAAACGCCGAATAAGGGCCAAGGTGAAGGAGATAAGCCAAACGGAGAAGTAGTACAGCCTAATCAAGTAGCAGCGCCGATACCAGTAGCAGCGGTACCGGAACTTGCCAAGATTTCCCAGCAACAGTTTGACGAACTCGTGAAGAAAGCGACTGAGATTGATGCAGTCAAGGCCGACTATCAGAAACGATTCGACACACTAGCTGGAACCATTGGCAATCTGAAGCAGCGCCTTGAAAGTCTGCAATCGTCAGCAACTCCAGGTCAGGCAGTAAGCGTTACTGAAGCGGATTTCGAAGAGTTGGTGAATGAGGGATTCCCCGATCTGGCCCAATGGTCAGCGGCGGCCCTTAATCGCGTGCTCGGACGACTGAAGCCTGGTGGTGCACAAGGTAGCTCAATCGGACAAGAGCAAGTGGCCGAAATCTTCAACCAGCAATTCGGCTCGCAAAGTGAATCGCTGATGAAGGCTATCACCGAGAAGGTCACTGACCAACTCGCAACACAATCCCTGACTGAACAACACGAAGATTACGTTTCCGTTCTGAATTCGCCGGAATTTAAGGCGTGGTCGGAAGCAAACAAGATCGGCGAGAAAAAGGACCGCGCAGGTGTTCCTTTTGCCGAGAGCGTCAACGCAAACTTCGTTGGGAAAATTCTCAGCGACTTCAAAGCTTCGCAGAAACAAGCGGCAACACGCCAAAGTAGGCTTGCTGCGGCCGTCCCGCCTCGCGGCGCTGGTGGTCACGCATCCGGGCCTAATGATGAAGATGAATTCGATGCTGGCTTTAACAGCTAATCAAACTTAACAAGGAAATATATTATGACCATGCAAACTTTTGCACTCACTCCCGGTCGTCTGAATCGTTTCAAGGGAGAAATATTGAAGCATGCCGTACCTGTCGAAGTCCTTTCTAAGGGCGGTCGTCAGGTAAAGTTCCCTAAGAATTCCAGCGATACCTACGTAGCACGTCGTTGGCTGCCTTATGGCGCTACTGCTTCGCAGCCTAACCAATTCTTCGCTAACGGTACTGGTGACCGTGGCAACGCGCTGGTAGCGGCTCACCTGACGCAAGAAGGTATCACCGGTACTCCGGAATCGATCACTCCGCAAGACGTGACTGTCATCATGCAGCAATATGACTGCCTGTATGGCTTCACCGATAAGACTGCGGATCTGTACGAAGATGACGTAGCGGCACAAATGGCGATTCAGATTGGCGAGCGTATTACGCTGGTCAACGAAATGATCATTTGGGGTACTCTACGCGCTGGTACTAACCAGTTTTACGGTGGCACCGGCACCAGCCGCGCAACTATTAACGGCGCAATCAGCTTGAACATGCTGCGTCGTATTGGTCGTACGCTGATGGCTAACCACGGCAAGATGGTTACTTCGATGCTGGATGCAAGCAATAAGTACGATACGTCGGCTGTTGCTGCTGGCTTCTTCGTTTATAGCCATACCGATCTGGAATCCGATATCCGCGATCTGCCAGGCTTCGTACCTGTCGAAAAATACGCCACTGGCACTCCAATGCCAAACGAAATCGGTAAGGTAGAGCGCTTCCGCTTCATCACTTCGCCCGAGTTCATCGCAATTCAGGATGCTGGCGCGGCTGTTGGCACTACTGGCCTGTACTCGACCACCGGTACCAATATCGATGTGTACCAGTTCATCGTTGCTGCTGCGGATGCTTGGTCGCAAGTTGCTGTACGCGGTAAGGAATCGCTGAAGCCAACCATGCTGATGCCAGGCGAGATTTCCAAGTCGGATCCGCACGGTCAGCGCGGCTATGCCGGTAGTATCTGGTGGAAAGCTTGCTTATTGGAAAATGATGGATGGTTGGCAACAGGAAATGTCGGCAATCGAACTCTCCTGTAAAGTTTTAGATTGCTAAAGCCCTAAACCATCTGTAAGATTCCTCCTATCATCATTGATACGGGGAATGAAATGTCTGTCGAAAAGATTTGCTTGGCATGCCAAGTTAGCTTCACGGTTCCAAACAGGCGGCACGAAGAGGTTAAGTTTTGCTCTCGTGCATGCAAGACTTCCGCAGGTTGGGAGACTCTTAAATGCCCTTGTTGCGCTATTGAGTTCAAACGCAAAAAGAGCAATGGTGCGAAATCTGAAGTTAAATTCTGTTCCCGAGCATGCAGCTTGGCATCTAGGAAAGGTCGGAAACATAAGGCTGATCCTGATGCAGTAAAGTATTTCCGAGTGTGCGAGGTTTGCAGCAAAGAATTCCAAGTCACAAAGACTAGGAAAGACACTGCTAGATTTTGTTCTATGGAATGTAAAAGTTCCAGCCCTGAATATAGGGCGCATGCATCAGCCTCTCAGAAGGGAGAGAAAAGCTGGCGCTGGAGTGGTGGTGAATATTTGAATCATGGTGGTTACATCATGAAGAAAATAGATGGTGTTGGAAGGCCTCTTGAACATCGGCATGTGATTTTTCTTGCCATGCTTATTGATGCTCCTACCCATCCATTCATTGTTACCGTTGACGGTGAGAAGAAGCTTAGTAGTGATATCGAAGTCCATCATATAGACAGAGATAGAGCAAACAACTCTTTGGAAAACCTTCTTGCTGTGACAAAGTTTGCGCATGCGCAGATTCATCACCGGAACAGAAAGCCCGAACCATGGGAATGCTGGCCTAGCAATCCTGAACGTTGGTAAGTCACTGAAAACCAATCCAAGCCACCCATGCGGTGGCTTTTTTTATAGGAGTCCACATAGTGGATAACACCATTTCCCAGTACGTGAATGCAATCGCAAGCGAGAAAGATCGAGCAGCCCTACGCCCGATGTTTGTCGCCATCGCGTATTGCCTTTCCACGCAAACTATTGCTACGGCTGGCCTTGTTATCAAGGCTGGTGGTAGCACGCTGGTGAAGACCGGCGCAGCAGCATATTACGGCGTGGCAAAGGGCATTCTTGTGTCCGTTGCTGCATCAACCGATATGCCTGCGCTCGTTGGCACGGTGGCTAATGCTGCCTACAACGTCTTCGCTTTCTACATCAACTCTGACGGCACTGTTACGGGGCAGATGGGTACGGCTGGTAGTACGCTGGGCCGAGTCCGCTTCCCTGCTACGCCTGCTGCAAACGCCATGCTTGGTTTTGTCATCATCCATCCAACTGGAACCGGTAATTTCGTCGGCGGCACTACTGCGCTTGATGATGCAACGGTTGTTCCGAATGCTGTGTTTATCAGTGTTATCGGGCAATTCGATCCGACTATTCTAGTTGAAACTCGCGCAATTTAAAGGAAACAATCATGAATGATCTGTCTAATCTGACTCAATCGTTTGTTACCAACAAGGCCGGTCTGGCTGCTGGTACCACTACGACTTACAGCACCACCGCAGCACCGCTGCAATACTGCATCAAGGGTAAGGCATATACCAAGACCGCAGTAACTAACGGCGCTACGCCAACCACTGACGTTGTTGACGGCCTGGCATTCACTCCACAGGCCATTGGTCAAGCTTCGGTATATGTCTTCTGCTTTAACGCGGCTGGCACTATCGGCGTGGCTCAGGGCGGTATCGAGACTCAGGATGTAACTGGTAATCTGGTTCGTCCTCCACAATTCCCGATTATCCCTGATGGCTATGTACCATTTGGCTATATGTTGGTACGTCTGGCTCCTTCTACTGCTGTGACTCCAGCAGTTGCAGCATGGCAATTTGGAGTGAATAATAACTCTGGTGTAACCGGTGTTACTTACGCCTTCGATGATGTGATGATGCTTCCAGATCGTCCGCAATCAACGTAAATCAGTAGTAAATAGTATCAAGGCCGCTCAATCTCGGGCGGCCTTTTTTCATCCTAATTAGGAGTAGCAGAATAATGAAACAAGCACGCGATAATCCAGTAGTAGCCTCTGGCCCTGAATTCCATTCCAGCGATATTAAGACGCCTCAGCGCGCCGCTAGGAATTTGGATCAATATGAGGGTGAGAGTGAGATTTTGGTGAATGAAACTCCTAGCACTCCAGATTCGCAAGAGGCATATAATACGTTACTCGCTTTCATGGAAGAGCCTGTGACTATCCGCATTCAGAAATCGAATGAGAAGTATGCGCCTGATACCATGCGTTGCTGGGTAAATGGTAAAGGTGCTGAGCAATTCGTCAATGGTAAGTGGATGCAATGTGGCTGGCTTCCAGTTGGTCATACTGTCACTACACGCCGTAAGTATGTGGAAGTTTTAGCACGATCTAAACAAGAGTCCGTTGCAACCCGTGTAGTGAAGCATGAGCAAAGCGAAGAAAACTTTGCGGATCGCTATACCAGTACGAAATATCCATTCTCGGTGTTGAACGATACCCCTCAAGGCCATGAATGGCTGTCTAACGTTTTGCAGGAACATTAATCTATGAACTTTCTCGCTTTAGCTCAGAAGCTGGTCGAAAAATGCGGCATATCCGGCACTGGTCCAACTACGGTTGCGAATCAGACAGGTGAGCTAAAGCGGGCAGTGAATTGGATTAACGAGGCATGGCTCAATATCCAGCAGTCCCGTGAGGATTGGGATTGGATGCGCGGCTCTGTCTCGTTCCAAACTGTTCCGAATCAGGCCACATATACGCAGCAGCAGTGCGGCATCACTGACTTGGCTGAGTGGCTGATGAACAGCAGCATTTGCACATTCCGTACGTACGATACGAACGTCGGTGTAGGTAGTGAGATATTCCTGAGCTACATCGACTGGAATACCTACCGTGACGTTTATTTGTATGGCAATATGCGCCAGTCGTATGCGCGCCCGTTGTCGATAACAATAGCGCCGGATATGTCGATTGGCCTCGGTCAAGTTCCAGATAGCTCTAATTACACGGTAGTCGGCGATTATTTCAAAGAGCCGTCGCTCATGGTCAATGATACCGATATCCCTGGCCTACCGACGCGCTTTCACATGCTGATCGTCTATCAGGCTATGATTTACTATGGCGAGTATGAGCAGGATGATTATGTGCGCACTACCGCTCAAGAAGAATTCAATAAGATGCTGTCCAGAATGGTAGTGGCTCAATTACCAGAGGTAACGATGGGAGCCGCACTTGCGTAACGCTCCTCAAATCAAGACGGATTATTTCGCCTTTGAGGGCGGCTTAAACCTAGTCTCGCCTGCTTTGCTAATTCAGCCAGGCACCACCATTGACTGTATGAATTATGAGCCATCGATTTACGGTGGATATTCACGCCTGAAGGGTAAGGAGCGGTTTGACGGCCGCACATCGCCAAGTAGTGCAGATTACTGGAACATGGTTGTAGCTCTATCTGCTACGGTCAATGTAGGTGATACAGTAACTGGCGCAACAAGCGGCGCGACGGCTGTCGTATTGCAGGTAAATGGCACCACTGAGTTAATCGTCACCAGACTTACGGGGACATTCATAGCTGAGAATATTACCGTGGCCGCAGTCATTAAAGGTACCGTCAGTCTCGTCGGGCAGAACTCGGGCGCTACGCCATTGTTACATGCTCAATATAAGTCACTCGCGGCAAATAGCTATCGATCTTTGATCGGTGCAGTTCCTGGCTCCGGCCCAGTACGTGGCGTGAAGTACTACAACGGCTCTGTATATGCCTTCAGGGACAACGCAGGGGCCACAGCATGCGTCATGTACAAATCGAGCACGTCTGGCTGGACAGCGGTTACGTTTGGCCGTGAGATTCAATTTACGACGGCTGTTGGTCAGATCAATGAAGGCGATTTGGTCACTGGTGGTACGTCTGGTGCAACTGGCATAGTTCGCCGCGCTCTATTGCGTACTGGCACATGGACTGTATCAGGCGTTGGTACGCTGGTATTCGATACGGTCACCGGCGTTTTCCAGAGCGGCGAAGCTCTGAAAGTAGCAGCCGTAACAAAGGCTACATCAAGCACAGTAGACACGGCTATTTCACTGCTTCCTGGAGGTCGCTTCCAGTTCGACAATAATAACTTCAGTGGAACTCTGAATACCTATCGCATGTATGGCTGTGATGGTGTGAACTTCGCTTTTGAGTTTGACGGAACTCGCCTTGTACCCATTCGTACAGGCATTACACCGGATGCCCCGAAGTACCTCGCAGTATGGAAAAACATGCTGGTTGTCGCTGTGGCTTCCTCAGTTCAAGTATCAAGCATCGGTAATCCATATGCATGGACCGCGATCACTGGCGCTGCTGAATTAGCTCTTGGCGATACATGCACTGGTCTATTGCCACAGATCGGTAATGCAGAAAGTGGCGCTATTGCCATATTCACGACACATAAGACCTATATCTTATATGGCACAAGTACAGCCGATTTTCAGCTCGTATTGCAGTCACCTGACGCAGGCGCACAGCCATATACCGCTCAAAACATTGGGTTCGCCTACTACCTAGATACAAAAGGCGTAGTGCAGATTAATAGCACACAAGCCTTCGGTAACTTTGAAATGGCGACGATTACGCGAGTGATTCAGCCACTGATCGATGCTAAGCGCGGCATGGCAACGGCTTCATGCATAGTGCGCTCAAAGAATCAATACCGATTGTTTTTTTCAGATGGAACGGGAATAGCAATCTACATTGTCCAGCAACAGAATGCCTATGGTTCTTCAACTGGCTCTGCGGCGGCCATCATGCCATTTGACTACGGTTCGGACAGCTATATAAACGATGTTGATGCAGCGGTCGATACCTTGGGGATAGAGCATCTGTATGCGGCAGGGTCCAATGGGTATGTCTATGAGTTGGAGCGTGGTACGAGCATGGATGGCTCAAACATCACTGCGCACATGATCCTCTCCTTTAACAACAACAAAACGCCTCGCTCGCGCAAGCACTACAAGCGCGTTATCTTGCAGGCCCAATGCGCTGGATTGGCTCAGGTCAATGTAGGCTATGACCTTTCCTATGCTGGAGTAGAAGCTGATTCTGGCCTGCGCAGCCTAAGCCAGATAATTGGTTCAGGAGGCTACTGGGATCAAGTGACATGGGATCAATTCAACTGGGATTCTCCGGTAGTTCAGGAATACAAGGTTGATACGCCTGGCAATGGTCTGAACATCGGAATCTTGATTTACAGCGATAACGCAATCGACAACGAATACACTATTTCGTCAGCGATCATCAACTATATCATCAATCGTCTGGAGCGATAAATTGACAAACCAGTATTACACCCCTACAGGCACGCCGCAATTCCAGACTCGTGCACTTTCAGCGCAGCAGAGAAGTGAGGATTCGTTAGTTCAGGCTGGATTTGATAAGTTGCCATCCCCTTCGGTTCTTGGTGGCAGTGGGCAAAATTATGCCGTAGATACTGGCATGCCAAGCAATATCGTAGTGGCACTTAATCCAAATATTACAGTTCCATTTGACGGCATGGAATTGGTCGTGAAAGTTATATCAGCAGCAACTGGCCCAAGCACGATTGTAGCTGGCGCTTTATCAGTTGCTCCGATTGTACGTTATGACAACTCTCCTATTTTGGCTAATGACTGGTTGCCACAACAGATAATTTCTCTGCGCTACAATGCAGCAAACTCCAATTATCAATTCACTCCTGCTAGTAATGGAGTAGCAGTTGCTGTAGTTCCGCTTCTGGATAGCTCGCCATCATTTGCTAATGCTACTGACCAGTCAAAGCTTGTAAAACTAAATCTCTCTGCTCTGACTACTGGGACAACTAGAAACTGGACTGTACCTGATCGAGATGTAGTCATTGGGAATTTTAAAGACAGAGTGGTAAGAACTAGTAATGTACTAATTGTCAAATCAAATAATTCAAATCTTATAGATATAACTAGCGGTACATTTACACAAACATTTGATGCTGCTGCTACACTTGGAAATGGTTGGCATATATTTTTACGTAACTCTGGCACGGGCGATATCACTCTTGATCCAAATGCAGCGGAACTTATTGACGGCCTGACCTCATATATCATGTACCCCGGGGAAGTTCGTTTGATCCAGTGTGATGGAGCAGCATTTACTTCATTGGTTCTCCATGGTTTCAAGCGTACATGGCTTGCGAGCGGAACTTTTGTACGCCCCCCGGGGTATTTGGAGTTTGGTGGAAAACTTAGTAGTGCTGGTCAAAGCGGGCAACGCACCAATAATGTCGGGCTGGCTTCTAAGGGCGGTAATGCCGGTGGCACGTATCCATTCCTTATTTCATCAGCGCTTATGGGCGCTTCGCAAACTATAACGGTTGGTGCTGGCGGGGCCGCAGTAAGTGGCGTAGCAGTGGGGAACGATGGTGGCGATTCATCTATAGGCACTCTGATCGTCGTAAAAGCCGGTACGAATAACGGGTCAGGCGCTGTGTCTGGGTTGCAAGTATTAGCAACTGGTATAGCAGTCGGCTTTGAGGGTGCTATAGCTCAAACTACGGCCCATAGTGCTGTTTGGGGGGGCGGCACCTGTTCTACAGATGGCTCCAGTAACTCCGGTAACTCCGTAGAGGGAGGTGGAGCTGGCTCTACTGTCGTCGCATCGGGTTTTCCGAATACTGCTGGTACTAGCTTATTCGGAGGTAATGGCGGCGCTGGATCTATCGCCAGTAACGGAACAGCGGGTTCGCAACCAGGCGGCGGGGGCGGAGGTACTCAGACTGGTACATCGTCCGGTGCGGGTGGAGATGGTAAATGTGAAATGTGGGGGTTAGTATAATGCGCGCAGCACTTATTGAAAACGGGATCGTAAAGAACATTATTCTAGTCGACTCCCTCTCTTTCCTGCCGAATCTCGTTGATGATAGCGAAGGACTGGCGCAAATTGGAGGTGGTTGGGATGGACAATCGTTCTCTCCCGCTCCAACTGATAAGAATGCTTTCAACGCGCCGATACTAGCTCAACTGGAAGTTATTGACGCCAAGAGCATCCGCCCTTTACGCGAGGGGGATATTGCTCGTGTAGCGGCGTTGGAAGCACAGGCCGCTGCCTTACGTCTTCAACTCATGAAATAATCAACTAAGTAAATAGCAATGGATAAAAATCTTCTAGTTGAAGAATTGCGAAGCGATGAAGGTGAAAAATTGAAATCCTATCTGGACAGCAAAGGATACTGGACGATTGGAGTTGGCTGCTTAATTGACCCGAAGCGCGGTGCTAATCCTGCACCATTTGGTGTTGACCTGCGCAATGGTGGAACGATCACGGCTAATCAATCCGAGACTTTGCTACTGAAACATATCGCCGATAAGATCGGACAACTTGATATCGCACTGCCATGGTGGCATACACTATCTGATAATCGTCAACGTGTTTTGTTGAACATGGTTTTTCAGATGGGGGTCGCTGGTGTATTGGCTTTCAAGAAATTCATCGCCGCATTGAAATCTGGTGACTTTGCCACTGCTAAAGTAGAGATGCTTGATTCTACATGGGCGCGTACTGACTCGCCAGCTCGTGCACGTCGCTTAGCTGAACGTATGGTGCAGGGATGACGCCTCACGAATGGATGCTAGTAGTTCTTGCCCTCGCGGCACTGATAGTTCTCATCACGTTCTGGCGCGAACACCGTAACAGCAATAGCACTTTCAATAGCCTTGATCTCATCATGGTTGATGGCAAATTAGATCGAATTGCTACTGTGTTCATGATTGCCTTCGCTGTTTCTACGTGGGTGATTGTTGATCTTGAAATTAAGAGCAAACTTGATGCTGGCGTGCTAGGCCTATGGCTGGGCGCATGGGTTGGGCCACTTGTCGCAAAAATGGTATTTGGTAAAAATGAGATGCCTGGGACTAGTAGCACGACAACGGTAGTGCAGCAGACAACAGAGGTAAAGTAATGAACCCACTAGCGTATCTACGCGTAGCCGAAATTGTCGCCGGATTAGCGCTTGTAGCTGGTATCTGCTGGGGTTCGCATGAATTCCTTGAGCATGAGCGCGATATAGGGCGCAATGAGGTTCGTGCAGAGTATGCTGAAAAGCTCCGTATTGCCAAGGATGAAGCCGACAAGCGCGAGGCTTTGTTACGCGCTCAAGTTGATCTAGCTACTAAAGGCGGGAATGATCGTGAACAAACTATCAAAACTCTTGCTATTGCTGCTGGCAATTCTTCTCTCGGCTTGCGAGACACTACCAAAAATATCAGCAACAGCTTGTCCAGCCTTACCAGCGATGCCTTACGTTCGGTCGCCAGTGCCTATGGGGACATTCTTGGAGAGTGCCAAACAAGACGCGGAGGCTTGGCAGAAGAAGCTGAGCGCCTCAACAGTGAGAAAAGAACCTTGATTGAAGCATGGCCCAAGCAACCAATTCCACAGTGAAAACTGATAAAATCATGCAAGTAAATAATACTCGGAGTAGAAAATAATGGCCGGTTTAGTACAAACAGCAACAGGAGGTATGCCAGCTTCTGGGGCTAATATGTCGAACCTTGGTGATTTTGGCACGTGGGTGCCGGATCCTACAAAGGTAGATCCCGCAAAGGCATTGGCTACTTCAAAAGACTATTATGCTCAGCAGGCTACAGCTACGCCAGCTACTTCTCAAGGTTACAGTTCAACTGATTGGACCGTCGGCAAAGATCAAACTGTAGCTGGGAATATCGAAGGTCTTACAGACCCTAATAGCCCATTGAACCAGCAGGCCGCAGCGCAGGCCTTGCAGACATCAAACAAGCGCGGACTGGTAAATTCTAGTTTGGCTGTCACGGCTGGTCAGGATGCCATTTTGAAGAACGCAATGCCGATTGCCCAACAGGATGCTTCTACACGAGCTACTGCTGCGCAAACGAATGCAGGTGCGAAGAATACAGCCGCACAATTCACGGCTAATGCTGGGAATCAGGCAGCGCTTAACAATTCGCAACTTGGTACACAGGTTAGCATCAACAATGCTACCCTCGGTACTAAGGCTGCTGGCGATAATGCTGCTGGCGCAAATAATGCCAGTATCGCTAATCTGAGCGCTGATACGCAAAAGTTCCTTGGTCAGTTGACTGCAAATACTAACCTTGCGACCACAAAGCTTTCTACAGATACCCAGTTAGCACTGGGCAATCTTGATGCTGCCACGAAAACAGCTTTGCAAAATATCGTTTCTAAGAATAGCCAAGCGCTTCAAGTCAATACGAGTGCTGCCAATGTCATTTCTCAAGGCCTATCTTCGATTGCAGCAATTCAGACAAGCGATAAAATGGATGCGGCGGCCAAGCAGCAGGCAATTAACAATATTCTCGCGACTATGCAGCAAGGTATTGATTTCTCTACTAACGTAGCAGGCATGAACTTGCCTAAATACTTTACTCCAGTAGCAAATGAGACTCCATCTAATCCAGTTAGCACGCCTCCAGGTGATCAGGTGCCATGACATTAGATATTTCCATTATCACTAGCAATCTGTCTGTGCATGACAAGGTTACGGCACTAGAGAAGATGATTCTTTCTCAGCCTCAAGCTGAATGGTCTAGTAACCTGACTTGCGGCGCAGGCATTGCAGCAAAGACTGTATTGCTAAAAGCTGGAACACTAGTTGTAGGAGCTATGCACCGGTTCCCCGGCATGAACATCATGACTAAGGGGCATATCCTCATCGTTACTGATGGCGCTCCTGTTGGATACAAAGTTATCGATAGTCCGGTCATTGTTGTATCCCCTGCTGGAACCAAGCGGGTTGCTTTAGTACTTGAGGACACCTATTGGACATCGTTGATGGTGACTGAAATGGATGACATAGAGAGCATTGAAAAGCATTTTCTTGTGCCGCCGGATGAGCAGGCCGAATTCCTTAAATTGATTGGATAAATTATGTCTTTCGTTGTTGGTGCCGTAGCAACGGCAATTGAATTAGGTACAGTGGCAGCAATTGCGACCGCTGTGACTTATGTTGGCGTTGCCATGACAGTGGTAGGCACAATTACGAAAAGCAAAGAGCTTACCAAGATTGGCGGCGTCCTAAGTATTGCAGGTGGCGTAGCTTCTCTTGGTGCTGCCGCTGCTGGGTCTTTCGGTTCAGCAGCAACTGCTGGAGGTGCGGGCGCATCAGGAGCTGGCGTAGTTGGTGAAGAAAGCCTATGGAATGAAGCAGCAAGCCAGGCTGCTGGAGATACGGCTGCTAATGCGGCTATTGATGGTGCTAATGCTACTACCCTAGATGGATTCTCTGGCGCGGCAAAAACAACCGCCGATTCAGCAATTGGTGCAGCGGATGGAATTGGCTCAGCGGCTCCTGATCTTGCGACTCAATATGAGATAACGGCTGGTGGCGGTACATTAGAGCCTGCTAGCACTTTTACAGCCGCTCCAAAGCCTACCGGACTGGTTGGCGCATCTGGCCCGACACCCGAGGGTCTAGTTGGTCAAGCTACGACTCCATCATTGAATTCCGCATACAACAGCGATTCACTTGATAAATGGTTTGGTGGTCTTGCTGAAAACCAGAAGGAGCAAGTAATTAACGGTGCTGGCGTGGCTAAACCCGGGATAGGTGAGTCGCTCAAATCATGGTTTGATAAGCTTCCTTCCGATGCAAAATCACGTATTACTACTGCTGCGCTTCAGGTCGGTGGTCAAGCTATTGGCGGGCTGTATCAAGCGAAGACCAATGAGAAGAATTTCGACTTCCAGAAAAATATCTATGACACCAGCATGAGAAATGCTAGCTCCGTGCCAGTCATCCAATTTAAGCCTGTTGGCTTAGTAAATAACGCAACGAAAGGCGGCTAACATGGCTGGTCTCGTAGGAAATGCAATGCAGTCATCGCAGACTGCTCAACAGCCTGTTGCTGCCGATCCAAACCAAGCTACAGCAGCACCTTCGCAGATTCCGCAAGGTGTAGAGCAGCCTGGCAGCAAGCTAAAAGACCCGACTCTAAACCAGATTGAGACTGGAGTTGAAGCTAAGATTCCACAGCAATATCAACAGATGTATCAAAGCATCATAGTTGCTGCCATGGATTTGGCTTTCAATCAAAAGACGCATGGTCAGATGGTGAAAGGCCTGCAATCTTCGCCCGACATCTACAAAAATGTCTCGCTGGTTTGCGCGGGGATGCTTGGAACGATCTATGAACAAGTGAAGCCTGATGCAAATCAATTCTTGCCCGCTGCTGTACCAGCTTCTATGACGCTGATGTGCCAATTGCTTGATTTCGCACAACAAGCAGGCATGGTAAAAATTACGCCAGAAGAAGTTGCGAAATGCACCAACGATACGGCTCAAGCAGTATTGCGCAAGTTTGGTGTAGATGGCGCTAAGGTTCGTCAGGCGGTCGATAGTAAGGCGCAGGGGCAACCCGCTGGAGCCACTGCCGATCAAGCACAAGCCGCACCTCCAGCGGGCGCGCAACCACCAATTCAGGGGGCATAATGGGTCTCGTACTTGCTGCGCTATCAGGCGCTGGGAATGCGCTTGCTAACTCTGCTGGTGAATATCAAAAATTCAATGACCAACAGGCTATTCTTGATAAGCAACGCGCCAATGAGATTGATCTGGCAAAGGTTCGTTCCGATCTGAGTGTTGAGGCGCAGAATCGTATTGCTGAGGCAAATCTTGCACGTGAGAATGCGCCGTTGACTCGATTCCAAAACATTGTATCTAGTTATATTGATAAATATAAATCAGATCCTTCTTTGTTGCCGGTTGCGGCTCCAGCAGCTACACCTGTTCAATCTGACGGAGTAGATGCTACGCCCCCAGAAACTGATACGTCAGGTGATTGGAATTCTATCAACCAATCATATGCAGAAGGCGAGCCTGCACGTAATGCTGTACGCCTTGATACTCTGAATAAAGAACTGGCTGCCGAAACCGATCCTGAGAACATTGCGGCCCTAAAACGTGAAATTGCGCGGCTTCCTGCGGATACTTCATCGCCTCAAGTCAGCGCTGCGCCAGCTACAGTAGCCCCAGCGCAGGTTGCTGCAAAATTGAGTGATGCCGCAATCCGCGATGCCGCATTCCAGGCTGCAATGGAAGATGCAAGGGTAACTGATCCTCTCGCATACAAAGCTGCTGCGGCAGCATTTAAGGGTGAGCATATTCTTGTTGGTCAGGGCGGCGCAATTGTCGATCCTGTTACAGGCAAGGTCAAATATCACAACGATACCGCAGAGAAGATTGCTGCTCAGCGTTCAGAAACTGCTCTAGAGATTGCGAGTAAGAGAGCACAGACCGCATTAGATGTCGCTGATAAAAAAGCTAATGCTCAGGCTACCCGTGACCAAATCAAAGCTAATGCTGCGCTGCAAAAGACGCTTTCTCCAGCAGAAATGCAATCTATGGCGCAATTGATCGCGGATAACAAATTACCAGCGCCAACTGGAACGGCTTTGCGCAATCCTCAAACCATTGCAATCATGAAATTAGTTACGGATATCAATCCAAACTATGATTCAAAGGATTACAAGACTATGCTTCGCTCTGAGGGCGCATTTGCAACTGGCCCCGAAGCTAAGGCCGTTCGTTCTTTCAACGTTGGTATTTCTCACTTAGGTACGCTTGAGGGCTTGATTAACGCGCTGGATAATCGCGATATTCAGGCTATCAATAAATTTGGCAATATGGTGGCGTCGCAGACTGGACAGAAAGCGCCTACTGAGTTCAACGCGGCAAAGAAAATTGTATCTGATGAGATTGTAAAAGCAATTGTAGGTACTGGCGGCGGTGTTGCAGATCGCGAGGAAGCGGCCAAGACGATTGATGCATCAAATAGCCCGGCGCAGTTACGCGGAGTCATCCAGACATACAAGGAACTAATGAAGGGCCAACTTGAAGGTCTTGCAGAACAGTATGCTCGCACAACTGGTAAAAATGACTTTGAGGAACGATTCCTAACCTCAGCCGCTAAGGCTGTTGCTCATAGTCGTCCGGGTAATGAGTTTGTCCCGCCAAAACAGGTTACAACTGTACCTAACCCACTTGTGACGCAACCAGCAAACCGCCCATCGCTTGATTCTATCTTTGGAAAATAATGGACGATATCCAAACTAAGATTGCCGCAGCTAAGGAAGCTGGTTACTCTGATGCTGAGATTGCGTCTAAGTTGGCTACGCTGCCTGATTTTGGCCCGAAGGTAAAGACAGCGCTTGATGCTGGCTATGATGCGCCGACGATCATTTCGCATCTGTCCGGATTACCACCAACTCCTGCTGTTCGTCTTGGCAACTCTGCGGATCAAATTCCTGTACCTGCTGGTTCGCGTGATGCTATTCAACGCGATGCCGCAGCAGCCAATACGCCTGAACCGTCGTTTATGGATAAAGTAACGGGCGGGATTGAGGCGGCTCGTACGGTTGCATCTGGGCTTACTACTGGCGCTCTCGGCTATGTCGGCGGCGCTCTTGGTGGCGTTGCAGGCTCGATTGCTAGTGGTGAATTCGGCACTGATAAAGGCATGCGGCGCGCAAAAGAAGCTGCGGAAGCTGGTGCTGCATCGCTGACCTATGCACCAAAAACTAAGCTAGGACAGCAGTACGCGCAAAATGTTGCGGATGTAGTTGACTCTAGTGGAGTTGCTGGCCTACCCATCGGCCCTGAACTAAACGTTATCGGCACATTAGCACGTCCAGCCGGGTCACAGATAGCTGCCACTGGCGCACGTGCGGCTGACCAGTATGCAGACCAAGCATTGAGCGCATCGCGCCTGCGTAGCGTGATTGATGCGCGCCAAGGCATGAAAGGCGGCGGCGCAGCAGTATCCGATCACTACAACATGGCACAGGCTACTGGTGCGACTCCTGACGTTCTGAAGGCTATCGAAGCTGCTGGTGAGGATGTTCATCCAGTCGCTGCGCAGCGCCATGCTGAGGCTAGCTCTCTGCCAGTCCCTGCTGAATTAAGCGCAGGTCAAGCAACTGGAAATTCAGAGCTAATCTCGCGTGAGAAAAATTTGCGCGGCAAGTATCCTGAATTGGGCGACCTATTCAATCGCCAGGATGAGAACATCATCCAGAATTTTGATGAAGTACGCCAGCGTGTTGCGCCTGATGTCGCAGCACAAGGTACTGATTTAGGCCAGATGGCTGTGGATGCCTACAAAAAGATGGACGAACCTGTAGTAGCGGATATAACAGCCAAATACAAAGCTCTTGCTGATGCCAACGGCGGTGACTTCCCGCTAAGTGGCGCAGACTTTGTGAGTGCGGCTGATAAGGCACTGAAGAAACAGAACAAGGCTCGGTTTGTTCCTGCTGAAGTACGCGGAATTCTTGAGGATCTGCGCGATGGTGGAAACATGACCTTCAATGATTTTGAGAACTACCGTACGATTCTGGCGAACGATATTCGTAAGGCCCAGCGCGCAGCAGATGGCAATGCGGCCGGCGCAATTAATATTGTGCGCGACGCCTTGGAATCGCTGCCGATGACCAAAGAGACGAGCGCTATCAAGCCATTGGCTGATGCTGCACGCGACGCAGCACGCCAGCGATTCCAGCGCATCAAGGCTGATCCTGCTTATGATGCTGCAATCAACGATGGAACAGTAATCGGACAGCCATCGCCGATCGCCGATAAGTTCATTGCTAACTATGTGGTAAAAGGTAAGGCGGCAAATGTTGAAACCATGCTGCGCAACTTGTCCAATGATCCGCTTAACAAGCAGATTATCTCTGCTGGTGTGGTCGATCATCTGAAGTCGGCTAGTGGCGTAGACCTGCGGACCAATACGGGTAATATCACCCAAAAAGGTATGAATTCGGCGCTGACTGTACTCGACAAAAAAGCACCTATCGTACTGGGCGACGAGGCAAACGCGATCCTGAATAAGCTGAGCAACGTAGCCAAATGGCAGATGGAGCAGAAGAAGGGGACGTATGTCAACAATTCAGGCACAACTGTAAGTGCGATTGCCGAGGGCGCAAAAGATTTCGCCAATGCCGCATCCGATGTGAAAACGTTCGGCGCTACTAAAGTTCTCCGTTCGATGATGGACAAGCGCGCACAGAATAAGATGGCACAGCAGTCTATTAAGCCAGGAGCGGGTATTAATGCCTATGAATATCCAGCTCTGCGTAGCGAAATGGAGCGCAATCGTGCATTGCCGCCTGCCGCTGAGCATCCAGAGATAAACGCTCCTGTTACAGCCCCTGCTGAGCTATCCTTGGCCCCCGAAGGCGCATTTCCTTCTGTTCCAGTCACAGCATACCGAGAAAGCCCATCTGTTGGTCTAATGAGCCTTGCTGATGACGTTGCCCCATCAACCGCGCAAGATGCTGGGTTAGCTGCTCGTGCTGATTATCCATCAGTGGAATATCCCCTACGGCAAGAGCTTTTGCAACAACCTGATATTGCTGCTTCAATCACGGCATATCAAGTTGAAGCTAACCGACTTGGTAAAATTGCAGACAATGCCATTAGCGCACCAGTTCGCGCTAAAGCAGCCGCACAACTCGCGCAATTACAAGCGCAGTTCTCAGAAAGTATGAGGCAACTTGGGATTCTTGATGCTGCTGACGCGCATGGATTGAACCGCCCACTTTATGAAACTGGTGGAAATCCACGCATGCCAATACAGAAGACCTACAGCCCTCTTGCTGAACGCATTGCACGCCAGCGCGAAATCAACCAGCAGAAGCTGCAAGGTATCGCCAATGCTAAAACAATTGATGAGGCGATCCAAGCAGCTACTGGTCAATAAATCTTAGTTGGTATCGGACTGGCTGCGGATGCGGGACAGCAAATCACAGTTGTCATTGACTACTTCAGGTGCACGGCCAGCCCAGCTAATAACAGTTTGCCAGTTGGTGCAGTCGAAGTTCGCGCCGAAAGTGTTGATGAAAACGAATACATTGTAAGTTCCGATGTAGTTCTTCCACAGTGGATTGCTTTGCAGTTTGGACAGGCTAACACTACCGCTGCGCTGCACGCCGTCGTGATCGGTAACAATGACCTGCGACAGGTTTCCGCTAGTGGTCACGAAGGTGATTTTTTTCGCGGTCGCCATGTCGAAGCTCTTATTCTGGCCTTGGAACCAGATTTGACTGTTGAGGATTGCAGTTTGCTGCTGAGCTTGCGCGCCGAATGCAGCCAGTGCCAGGATGATGGAAGTGATGAGACGTTTCATATTGTGATGCTCCTATGTGATGCTGCGCAAGCCGGCGCAGCGGCGGTATGGGGCTCTTGATTGGTTAAATAGTGCTGGGTGTACGAATGCGCCAATCATCCGCCAGCATGTCGGTCTGCGACGGCGCCCATGGCACATAAGCGCCCTGAGGATATGCCGAAGAATTTACCGGATAGACGAGCTCCAGATGCGGCAAATTTACAGTACTCATGGACCTGCAATATTGCACCCACATCCCCTTTCCATTCCAGCCCTTGCGATTGACTTGCTGGCCCTTAAGTAAAGCTTCCAGAGCCAACCCAAAAGAGAATCCATCAGTTGCTCGATAAGCTGCATCGAATTGTTCCTTTGGGGACCAACTGACGTAGCCCTTGTGCGTCGGCACGTTGGCCTTGCCGCCATCCAGATATTCGACTAGATAGCCTTCGTCCTCGCCATTCTCATCAGCGGGCAGCGTCCAACCACGGAAGGCATTGTAGGCGGCGCGTGTCATCGCTTCTGCGTTTATAATTTTGGTGCCGATATATTGCATGGTATTTCCTTTTCATTGATGCCAGCTTCCGGCTGGCGCGGTACTACGATTTCTTTTCAGGGTAGTTGCTGCTGCCTTCCAACTTGACGCTAGCGCGCTTCTCGGGCGTCCAACTATCGTACTCGGCCTGTGCTTGCTTTACCTGCTCGGCGAGTGTACTGGGCTTCTTCGCGGCAGGTGCTTGATCACCCTGCATATCCCGAATGTAGCTGGCGCAGCGATTAGCGGCATCTTCGCCGTCCAGATTTCCCATTTCCTTGCAATTGCCTGCCTCGTCTTCGCAAATCTTGGTCGCCTCTTCCAGCGCCGCATCGCGCCCGCTATCCGGCTGCACTGGTTGGCTTGTATGCCTCACCGCCATTCCTACTATCCATCCAATCTGGATCGGAGTGAGTGCCAGGGGATCACCCATGCTCGGGGCGATGTTTTGCGCCTCATCTATCCATGCCAGAAGCATTTCAGGTGTCACGCTAGTCGGAGCGGAGCTATCCGGCTGCACGGCAGCGGGTGGGGCGGTGAAAATAGCGTCTCCAACCTTCACCCGCGAAGTATCGTAGATCATTACCGTTGCGCCGATACGGTCAGCCGTCAGTGTTGTGATCTGCCCCACCGCCTCACCACTCCTAGCGCGCCGGGCGAGTGCTGAGCGCCGCTGCTGTTCCTGCTCCAGCAGTTCGCGCGTGCCGTAGAGGGCCATCGTCAGCGGCGGCAGCTCACCGTCGCCCCGCTGGACGACCTGCTGCGAACCGCAATCCGACTTGCCGGCGATGTTCGTCGCCCACGACACCAGCCCATCCTGGCTGAAGCTCACCGACAGCCAGGCATCGCCGACGCGCCAGTCCAGCGCCAGATCACCGTCCGGGTCGCGGCTGAAGGATGGCGGCTCGATGGCGGCGAGCTGCTGCTGTGCCGCTTCCAGCGCGGTGCGGAGGTCGGCGATTTCGGCGTCACGTGCCTCCCAGCCAAAACGAAAGGCAATGCGGCTTTCGGCGTTACTCAGTTTTACCGATGTGTGAGGCGTGTTTGGCACTGGGAAGACTTCGTTCAGTGCGACGCTCAGCGTCTTGATTGCGGTATTGGTGTTCATGCTTTCGGCTCCGGTTGTTTGGTTTCTGGTTCATCGCTGACGGAGCCGCGTGCAAAGTCCCCTGGAGTCCAGCCGTCCATTAAATCGGTCTGATCTGGAAAGCGCTGCATGGCTCCATAGCATTCCGGATGCATCCAGTCCGAACCAAGATCGCCGTCAAACTTGTAGGCCCGGTACTGTGCAGGTTCGCCTGCATTGATGCGTTCCGCACACCATACGCAGCGGTGTGGCTTGCGTACCGTAACCTGTCTATTTTGGATTTCGCTGTAGCTCACGATGCCTCCGATGGCTTGGCGGCTATATCAGCTTGCGCCAGAATCTTTTTCTGCTCAGGCGTCAAAGTCCATCCGGCATCATTGGCTTGCTTTGCCATGCTCAGTTCGCGTCTGTACCCGTCCGCGTGCGCCTCTTTGAGTAGGCGTTTGATTTCGACTGGATCGCTGATGATCATTCCGTGTCTCCTTGCGTTGGCTTGGCGGCGAGAGCGCGTATCTCGTATTTCATCAAAGCCGTGTACACGCGTGGATCAATATAGCTTTTGTACTTCATAGCTAACTCCTTGATGATTTTTTCTTTTTCCAGTTTGTAAGCCATAAAAGCTTCATCCGGGCTATCGAAGTATCCAAGATGAATTCCTTTTCCATTGTTGGAAACCTCGGCACAAAATTGGCGAATCTTCTTTCTCGCAAGGAAACGAACTCCAAGAGGAAAATTTTCAACATTCTGCTTTTTCTTCAAGCAACCAGTGATGGCACTATTTATTTCAGCCGGTACAAATGCACAGGTATTAGGCCCATACACTCGGTTTCCGGGTATTAGAATGTCTTTGTCTAACTGGAACCCATCAGAAAGACAGCCAATCTGATTAAGCGCCCATGTTGCAAAATCAGAGAACCGATGAAATTCTGGATCAATAGTGCAGCCACTATAGTCAATCCTCTGATGCTTCTTGCTATAGCATCTTTGAAACATGTGTGTCCAAACTATGTATAGTGGATGGCGTGCATTTGTGATTGGGCCAGTACCGTCGAATACCTTGAAAGAGCACCAGTCATTCATGTTTGCCGCCCCTGGCCTCAGCAATCCCGGCAGCGCGGCCCAGCCTCCATGCCTCACGTTCGCCAGCGGGCCATTCAGGATCTGCACCAACCTCCCGCTGGCTCGCTGCATCACCCTGCGCGGGGGATGGCTGGGCGGCTTCGCAGATATCGCAGAGTGCGGCGCAGCCAAGCCCACAAGCCGGTTCAATGGCTTTCACTATAGCGTCAACTACACCTTCGTGATCTTCCAGCATTTCGCCATAGCCATAGATCGCGTTGCTGATGACATTGTGCAGATCGCCACCCTGCGCGGCATCGGCAGTCGCTGGCAGTGCTGGCGATGGGGCGGCGGCCAATGCTTGATTCACCAGTTCAGCCAGAACTTCAGCCGACATCGTGAAGGTATCGCCAAGGCCAAGATTTTCACCACTGACCACTACCCGCTTGTTCATCCGCGCTAAGCGAGCCATTCCGTGGTTTGTCGCCGGCACCGCAGCTACCTGCACTGCTGGGGAGGCGAGAGCGGCAGCGACTGCGGCGGTTGCATCGTCCAATGTAACCAGCGGGATTTTCTTCGCGTGGCAGTCGCAACGGCTGGGCGATGGATCATTCATAGCGCACGATGCTTTGTGATGCGCGGACAGGAATGCGACTATTTTCATTTCTTCACCTGTGCGTAATATTTTGGATCTAGCCCAGCCCATGTGACATCTTCTGGCTCGGCGGCGCGGTACAGCGCTTCCTTGCCTACTGAACGAACAATTTCATCATGTTGCACGTCACCATGCTGGCAATGGGGTGCGAGCGCGCCCAGTGCCGCGATGACGCCATGCAGGAACATATCTCGCCCGGCTTCCTGCGGGTGAGTGGCTGGCGCAGCGGCTGCCATGTTGCCAACTGGCGGTTTTGGTTCAGCAGCACGGCGCGCGATACCATCGGCAATGACTTGCGTGGCTTTTTCGGCTGGATTGTCTTGCCAAGTTGGCGCGCTGGGTGCTGCGGCTGGCGGCTGGCTGGCGCATTTGTCAGCGAGGTACGGATCAACAGCAGCTTGCTGCCACTGGCCAATCATTGCTGCCAGTTTGCGGATGATCGGCTGTACCTCGTAGTCCAGCAGCTTTTCGACATTGGTATCGCTGTAAAGGGAAAGCAGAGCGCTTGCCAATTCGATCCGCTTTGCATGCGGGAAAGCTTTAGGAAACGGTTGCTCACCATCGCTCAGCGCCGCTTGCGCATGCTGCTGTGGGGCGACTGCTTTGTGTTTAATAGCGACATCGAACCCCAGCATGTGGCCCTCCGACTTTCCCGCTGCATAAGCCGCTGCCACTGCTTGCGCAGTATGAGCATCGATATGCGCGATTAGAGATTGAGACGTCTTGATACCTTCGGCAGCGTTTACAAAGCGCGAAACTGCCCACTTATCCGCCACTACCCAAAACTCCGGCGTATCCACCGTCACCACTGCCGCAGCAGGTGCTGCTGCCTCGGCCTTCTCCACCAACGGGCCGCATTCAGCCAGCACAGCGCGACCATATGCAACGCCACTCATCGGCCCTATGCCGAAGCCGGCGGCCATGCGTTCAAGTTGATCGTCCGACAGATCACACTCCATTGCCCGATCACGCGCCTCGGCCATGATCTTGACGCCCATGCGCGCCTGCATGCCAGCTATCGTGTTACATAGGCGCTCGTTAGTATCAGTCAGCTCAATCACCAACTTTTCCGCTGCCTCGCAACGCTTAGCGCATTCCTGCACTCGGTCATAGAACTGGATTCGGCTAATATCATTTCCCATTGCCATTTCGTAGGGCATGCGCAGCACGCCGTAGAACATTGTGTCACTCATCACTTCTCTCCTTGCTGAGCGCCAAACTTAGCGCGGTAGGTTTCTATTGGCATTACGTGCGGAATAACATAGCCAGATGGGTAGACAGTTAGTGTAATTGTGTCAGACTCTGGCTTGTAAGACTTAGAAAGTATTCCGCGTGAGTCCGCTATCATGGCGTCTGCGATTTTGGCTACGCTGGTCATAACGTCACCGTGAATTTCTTAGCTTGCACGGCAGTGATATGCCGCATTAAAGCAGAGCAAATGTTAGTGAAATCCGATTCATGGAAAAGCTTGCTGTTCTTTTCAGTGGCGGCCGGCGCAAAGCCAAGCGACAGCATGAAGTCAGCCGTTACCGTGAATCCCAGGCGCAAACTGATCTCGCCAAGTTTTAGTGTTGGCGTCGCTTCTTGAGTAATTGGTGCAAATTCTGGCACTTCTTCTAGTTCCACGGTGATGACTGGGCGTGTGTCTGGCTGGGGCGCTGATACAACAGTTTCCAGAACCGCAGCTTTCGCTTCTTCGATCTTCTTATCATCTGCCGCTTTCTGGGCGGCGATGCGCGTTGTGACGATCAGCTTGAAGTCGTCGTCAGGCTTCTGGATGATCTGCTGAAGGTCAGCGAACAATCCGACGTAATCGGCTGCCTCAACCTTGAACCACGCTTGTCGCGCACGAATACCAGCGGCCAGCGCATCGACGGTGATCTTTCCGGCGGCCAGTTCAGTATCAGCAGCATCCTGCAAGGTCTTGATGGTACGCAGGCCTTTCATTACACCAGCGAAGTCGCGTGCCTGATACACCAGCGTAATCGGCACGATTTCCTTTTCCAGCACTGCGACGTGATCCTTCAACGCCTGCTGTGCCTTGTTCAGGATGCCAGCCTTGAGAATGTCTTTCTTCGTTTTCACTTCCTTTTCCAGCATGATGCGCAGCTTCGCTACTTGGCCGGCGGCATCGTCCAGAGCGCGCACGATAGAATCAATGTCTGCTACCTGTCCCAGAACCTGATCTTTTGTTGCGCCAAGCCGCTTTTCGATGATGGCACAATTCTTTGCTGCGGCGTCCGCATCAACAAAATCCTGGTCAGTAACCAAATAGGTTTTTATGCTGGCAAGGTAGGCTGACAAACGATCCTTGAAAGCATCCATGTTGCTGGCGGTGACTTCGCCTTTGATCTGCACGGCAATGGCTGGGAGCGTCTCAAACGAGGCCGCCACCAGCTTCTGCACAGGCTCAGCCGGCACGTATGCGGCAACGTCCATTTCCATTTGAGCCCAGCCGGCGATGATTTCGGCACGCAGAGCAACATCCGGAACGTACCAGCAGTGATGCTCCTCTTCCAGTTCCTCACCGTTCCACTTTGACGCCATGAATAGGATCTTGTCGGCACCGGAAACCATACATTGCTGTTCCATCTGAACGCGGTACATCTTCGGCAGCAGAGCGCCAGCACTGGTAGCACGGTGTTCTGGGCTCATGGTGTCGATGTCGGCGAAGATGGCGCGCAGTTCTTCGTTGAGCGACTTGTGTTCGAAGCCCATGTTCTCGCCCAGCGTCAGGCCGTCGAACGATGCAGAGTACTTGCCTTCGGAACCGGTGACAGGGTACAGGTCTTCGCCGATGATGGATTCCGCTACAGGACGCGCCAGCGCTTCGTAGCGGTGGCCGTCGTCAAAGCGGCGCTGAGTGCCGGCGTCGATTTCAGCCGTCAATCCGGTAGCCAGTTCAGCGATCAGGTCAGAGCGCGACTTGTAGGCTGAGCAACCCAGCATGGCCGGCGCGTCACTGGCGTTGAAATGCTGCACGCGGTAGGCCAGCCATTCGGGTGAACCTTGGATCAGATCATGGGTAATCATTGCTGTGCTTCCTCGTTGTTGTTGTCGGTGGATTCTTCTTCGTGCGACCAGCTATCGATGGTCAGTTTCTGATCTTCGGTCAGCACCAGTTTAGTACTCAGCATGGCGATCAGCGCGGCCGGGGTCTTGCGCTTGCTGGTGATGACGCCGCGCCATGCCTCGGTGTTGTTCTGGAAGTGTTCAGCCGTGCACTCGACCAGAATCGGCGCTGCAATGGTTTTGGCTTGTGTCTCCGGTGTGATATCAATCTCACCGCGACTAGGGGCCATGTCCTGCGCCTCCTCTACGGTCAGCATGCCGCCGATAGCACCTGGGAATACAGCGCGTACACCTTCTGCAATGCAGCGCGCGCGAAGCATGGCCTTGGGATAATTTTTCCAGTTGTCCTTACCGGTCAAGTTGGCCTTTTGCGCATCGGCGAAAGTCCATTCAACCTTGAGCGAACCGCCTTGCGCATGCGAGAAAACGCCGCAAGCGCGCGTCGGCGTGATTTCTTCCCATGCCACCTTACCGCCGGCAGCTTGGAATCGGGCCAGGATAGAGTGCGTCTTGCGTGCCGGCCGCCCTTGCACGATGTCGAAGTCCTGAATAGCCGTCATCGGGTGAAGCCCTTCGGCTTGGGCAAGTAGCATCAAACTCATTGCCTGCGATTCGTCTTTTGCTCCGAACAGTTTCGAGCGGACGATGTAACTTGACATCGATTCAAGCTCTTGAAATGGTACGATATTGCTCATTGTTCCTCCATAGGTTCAATCTTTGACTTGGGGTTGGTTTGATCCCCCGCCACTCTTCAATCTCAAAGCACTGTGATGCAAGTCCGTAACCATGGCTGCCTATTTCCGGTAAGGCCAAACCGCCCGCCAGCTTTCGCCGTCAAACCTTTACGCCATGTCCTCGAAAGCCTGTGCAACTTTCGACTGCCCCCAAGTCACAAATTACGCAGGGACTTTGCATCAACCATTTATCCGCGCCAGTAGTCATCTGCTATGTATCGCCCGGAGTGCGGTCAGTGGTGCGCAGAAATGCAAAAAGCCTGCTTAGTTCTCTGCTTTCCTTGGTGGGCAAGTTGCGGTCGAACCGCTAGAAAGAAGAGAACTAAACAGGCTTACATATTCAGGTCTTCGCCAGTGCCCACCACCGACAAGACAAATTCTACACGACAATCAATTCCCAGCGCAAATCATTTCCTACGAACAGCCAGCAAAACCACAGCGATGATGAGCCCGGCCCATGCGACGTAGATCAGGCTATTCATCGGCCAGGGCTTTCAGGCGGCGCATGGCTTCGGCATGCACCGAGTACTCGTAAGGCTTGATCTTAGATCCTGGCACAGTCCATTCTTTGCGGACCGTTTCAAGCATCGCCTGGTACGCTTCGCTGTCGGCTTCGTCTTTGAGGTCGCGGGCCTCGCCTAGCAGGTTGCGGTTAGTCATAGTCGACACCTATAGGATTAAGAACAGCAAACTCACCATGCGCTGCTATTGCTGCTTTATTGTAAGTATGCGCCGCTTCATCTGATGTTAGGAAGTTCCCTAAGTACGTCTGCTTGTTATTTGACCGGATAATCGCAGACCATTTCCCGCTCCTTTCCTTTTTTACTCCTTTTATACCTGACACTCCACTTGCTTTGCGATTTGCCATATTTTGGCTGTTGTTTGCAAGTCTTAGGTTTTCTAGGCGGTTATCATACTTTATGCCATTTATGTGGTCGATTTGCTGAGGCGGCCATTCCCCATGATGTAGTGCCCATGCCAACCTATGAGATTGAAATTTATCTAGTAAGAATGATACTTGTAGATACCCATTTTTATCTGGCGTACCAACCACATCGCCAACTTGCACAGTTTTCGTAAAAGAAGTTACAAGTCTTGTGATAAAGCCTGTTTCAGGGTCATAAGAAAAGGCTTTTTTAAGCTGCTCGATGGTCAATCTTGGCATTATTTTTTCTCCGGTACTGTTGGGATCGATGCAAGAGCGGCATCGATATAGTCGAATACATGGCCGTTCAGGAATTGCTGGCTATTGAGCATCCAGTTGATGTCCTCGCGGGCTTTCTTCAGCGCCGCTACCAGTAACGCATTGGGAGCAGCAGCGGCTTCGATGGCACGGGCAAATGAGATGATTTCCTTGTCTCCCTCGCCAGTAGCAACCATACACCGCCCATCAATTACAGCGCGGCCCGTTGCAACGCCAAACGCAAGTGCCGCAGTGCGGATATCCTCATCCGTCAGCGACTGTTTTGGCGCGGCCTGATGGGCAGAGGCGATGGCAGCTTGCCACAATTCCCACGCCATTTGAAGCGCTGCCGACTTGTATTTGTCATCGGCAGTACGCCAAGCAAAGCCATCTTTCGGGCCATAGTGCTTTTCGAATTTGGCGCGCTCGTCCTCTGCTTCCCCATTGGCGACTGCTGGGGCGGCGAGGCACCAGTGAGTAATGCTTTCGACCCTGCTAAAGCCAGGATGAGCGAAAGCAGAGAAGCGGCCATCGTCCTGCTTATGCAGCATGAGCGACATCCAGATGTGCGACATATTTCCGAAAGCGCTGCGGGCGTCGATATTATTCGTGACCAAGATGAAGCCGCAGTTTTCCGGCGGCAGTTGGTCTTTTACGCTGATCCAGTTCATGCTTTCTCCTTTGCTATGGTGCGGTAATGGCGGCGATAGAGGCGCGCAATCCATCTTCGATTTCGACTAGTGTGTATTTCTTCATAGACCAGTTGTCGGCAACGAAGTTTGACAGCTTAAACATGGCATCGCGCTCCACCTCGCCAGAAGGCGCTGCGCTGACTGCTGCGGTAGGGGCGGAAAGCATCGACAACGTGTTTCGCAGCGTCTCAAGAGCCGAGGTAAATGCCTTTTGTGCCTGCTTGAATGGTTCGCTGCTCGGACAGTACGCTACGTTGATAGCGGCACTGTGCGCACCGCGTACTTTGTCCAAAAGAAAATGCAGGACTTCCACATCGATGCCAGACTCTGCATCTTCTTGTGCTGCTTCGGATGGCTGGGCAGCGACAGCGGCGACTTCAAGTTCCACGATGCGAGCGCGGGCCACTTCCATGTTTTCAGCAGCCAGGATCAAAAGGCGCTTCGACACTTCGGCATGTCCGTCCCACATCGGGTCTTCGGCGGCATCGCGCAGGCGCTGGGCAATGATGATGTCGCTCTGCGGAAAGTCCCGCACCACGCCCTCAGCTACGCCCAGCTCGCCCTGCAACTGGTTCCAGACGCCGATATCCTCGCATTCTGTCGAGTTAATCATCTTGCAGGCTTCGATCAGGCGGCGGAGTGCTTCCATTGGAGTGAGGGAGGCTGTCATGCGGCACCCGGGTAGGTAGCCAACAGCGCCATCTTGCGCTGGTTTTCTTCGCGTTCTCGCTGGAGCCTTGCCGCTTCCTGCTTCTTGTCGGCGGCATCCTTGATGGCTTGGCGTTCAGCTACGTGGCGCTCAAAATCAGCGACCCAAGGGCCGCGATGCAGCCAGCCGTACGATTCAGTCCACCCAGGCTGCCCGCCGGTCACACCATACACCTCAGTGCGCAGCATATCGGTGGGGAGGTAGCGCGCACCTTCTGGAACTTTTGCGCCTTCGGGCAGAACGTAAATGTGCAGCGTGGTTCCGCGTGCATGGCTACCGGTCTCAATGAACAGGCGGCCAACCTGTCCGGTCTCCAAAAGGCCGTTGTACTCGCGCGATCCTTGCATACTTCCTCCAGATGCTGGGTGACCAGCTAAAAATTAAACAGGCAATTTGCCAGTGCCAAGGCATACCTTGCATGGCTGCCCGATTTTTCCACCGCTGCCGAAACAGGTTCTGCAGCCTTTCTGTTTCTTCACGATTTCACTAGCCGGAAGAACAGGAGTACGTGCAGCATATTCTTCAATGAAGATATCGGCCGATTCAATGGCTGCGCGCGCTGCCTCGCGAATGGCTCCAGGCTGTTGCGCGACGTAGTCAAGGAAAAGTTCCCGTGCCACGTCAGCATGCAAGTTCAACAGTGCGCTCATTTCAGCCACCATCCCGCAGCAAAAGCCACGACCATGATAGCGATGAGAGAGCGGGCGACAGTGGCAGCGGTCGGGTAGCGGCGTGTGGAGATTGAGCGGCTCATGCTGCACGCTCGGGAAGTTTGGCATTCCAGTTCTTGTTGAAGTCGCGCATAGCCAGTTCTGGGGTATCGCCAAAACCTGCCACGCCGTCCTGCAAATTGACCCCGTACAGAGCGCACCACTGATTGCCGTCGATGCTGATTGCAGGACGGTACAGCACACTCGGCGCTGTGAACTCACTGGCGGCCTCTTGCACTGCTGCCGCTGCCATCTGCGCATAGTGGCCGATATTCTCGCCGCGCATTGCGGATTCAACTGCGCTGCCAATATCGCCGCCGCTAATACGGCTGCGCACAGCATCATAAACTGCTTGATATGTATCGTTCATGAATTTCTCCTTTGTGTTGGTGGTGTAGTAGTGGGGAAGCGGGTTAGAACGGCTTCTCTACTTTTCCTTGATCTTGAAGGCTCTTGACGCGGAACAGCTCGTTAAGCATTTGATCCATCTGCTTGCCAATCTGGTTTCTCAAGCCATCTTTGAGTGCCCCCGTAACGTTCGTTGCGCTTGCAAGCATCATCTTGGAGAAATCCTCCGCACAGATTTGCGTCATCATGAATTCGGCACGGCTTACCGAACTGTAATCGCTTGTGGATGGCTTACCGGTCCTAGGATCAACCTTGGCGCTCCAGTAGCCGTCTACGGTCTTCAAAAGCTGTTCGCGGATAGTGGTTTTAGGGCCTGTTGGCTCTCCCCACTGAGTGACCTTCTGATATTCGCGATCAAAGCTACCAGCAACAGCTTGGCTGATAGCGGCCTCGATTAGCGCTTCGGCGCTATCCTTGAAAATCTTGTCGATGCGCGAACGAACTTCAGTGCCGATAATGACAGACAGATCACCGTCACCTACGAGTTCTTCAACGGCATTTTTTACGATGACTTTTTTCAGGTCTTCTTCATTGATGTTCAGCATGCTCTTCTCCAGTATTCGGCATCGCGGATGCGGTGCCACAGATCAAATAATGCCATATGCAAAAATCCAAGTCAAGCGTTATTTATCGCATCAAAGATATTGCTATAACTTGATAGATGGGTTAGAGTATAGCTACTCAGACACGAAAGGATCAAAATGAAACAAGAATCGATGCTCGAATATGTAGTACGCAAGCTCAACGATGGCGCATACAAGCAAAGCACCATCGCAGCTCGTACCGGACTGCGACCGAACACGCTGGGCGATATTGCTAGCGGCAAGATCACCGACCCGGCCGCCTCCACAGTGCAGAAGCTGTATGACGCCTTTAAAGCGCTGGCTGACTGAAATGGAAATCGTCGTTGCCAAAGCTGCTAATGGCTGCCTCGTCCCAGTCGATCCCCAAGGAATTGAGGAAATCGCTAAGCTGAAGACTGGACAAGGCGTAAAGGTGACAATCAAGCGCATGCGAAACCTCGGCCATCATCGCAAGATGTTTGCATTGCTTAATCTCGCATATGAGGCATGGGAGCCAGCAGTACAGCAATACAAAGGTGAGGCCGTAGCGAAGAACTTTGAATCGTTCCGTAACGATGTTGTGGTGCTAGCTGGATACGGAGAGGCGAGCTATAACTTTCGCGGAGAGATACGTGTGCGTGCTAAGTCAATGGCATTTGGCAGCATGTCGCAAGACGAGTTTGAGAAGCTATACAGCGCTGTCATTGATGTAGTGTTGACACGTATCCTTACGCAATACACTCGCGATGATCTCGATAATGTAATTGAGCAAGTTTTACGATTCACCTAAGGAGCAGTCATGAAACTCGAAATACCACCGCTCAGTAAAGAGCAGACCGCAAACGAGAATAAGCGTTTGCTGACGAACTTGGAAGACCAAGCGCACCGCGCCGCAATAAGAGCTTTTGATACTAACGCGCCCCTGCCTGATGTTATGCCGGTAGAGGCTCGTCATGCGGCAGGACAGGCTGCTATGACCAATCCTCGGGCCGCGCAGCTCTTAGCCCTTTTTAATATGTCGGACGAACGCGGGCAACTTTTGCTGCTTGCTATCGCAGGGATTCACGCAGCACGCTACCCTAAGGAAAAATGATATGTCCGAATTCACAGATCGCCTGCTACGCGACATGCAGCGCACATACGACTTCTTCGAGAAGAATCCAGGCTCAACGGTTCAGCAGTTTGCCGCCACGCTGCGGACAGCCAAAGAAGGAACCGGTTTCACTTGGTGCAAAAATGCAGCGCGGCGTGGTGAATTAACGCGCATTGAAGGCAAGCGTGGCGTCCATGGCGGCAACGTTGGCGATACCTATTTCATCGTGCCTAATAAGCGGCCTATGGAGCTACCGCCGACTTTACCGCGTGGTCCGTACAAGTATAAGGTAGACCGCGATGTAAGGCGAATGCGCCGCGATGCTGAGCAAGTTGGCATGCCTTCGTATTCTGACTTGCCGCGTGAATTTTTCTCGGTGCGTGCTGCATGACACTATCCCGATCAACGCCACTGAAGCGTACTGCTTTTACCCGAAAGGCTACTACTAAAGCACCAGCAACTCGCAGCACGCTCAAATCTAAGCAGAGGGCAGTCACTGCAACTGAAAAAGAATACTGGTCACGTCTCGCCTCTCTTGGCTGCTGCGCATGTTTAAAAGAAGGCGTGTTTGAGCCTGATGTTTCGATTCACCATATTGACGGACGAACCAAGCCAGAATGCCATCAGCTAGTTTTACCTTTGTGCGCGAGTCACCACCAAGACGGCACCGGAAAGAATCCCCATTACTTGGCGGTGCATCCATGGAAGACGCGATTTGAGGCGCGCTTCGGTACACAATTGGATCTGATGTCGTATTGCTTTGAATTACTTGAGGCCCAGAAATGAGGGCAGCTAAAATCGACGCAAACCAGCCTGAAATAGTAAAGGTACTTAGGCAGTATGGAGCATCGGTACAGCATCTGCACAGCGTTGGTGCCGGCTGTCCAGACCTACTATGCGCCATAAACGGCCACACGTTTTTGATTGAGGTCAAGGATGGATCAAAAGTGCTCAGCGCGCAAAAGCTGACACCGGATCAGGTCACATGGCATGCAGGATGGAAGGCTGCTGTTCATGTTGTCAGATCGATTGATGAAGCAATTTTTGTAGTAACTTTTTACAAGGAGAAACCATGACGCCCGAAAAATACGCAGCAGCCAAGCGCCTGAACGAGCTTGAGAACCAGCATAAGGTAATCAGCGAGCAGATCGCGCAGGTTGAGAAAACACTGATCGCTACAAAGGACATGCAAGCAATGACAGCAATGATGATAGCTGAGCAGCGCCGTGCTGTGGCTGCTATGCCAGATGGTGACACATGATATTGAACAAAGCCCAGCGTGCCACTCTACGCGAACTGTTCGGCGGCGTCTGCGCTTATTGCGGTCAGCCGCTTGGAGATCGCTGGCATGCTGACCATAAGGAACCAGTGCTACGCGGATATGCTCCTATAAGCGATGAAAATCCTTCTGGTGTCCTGCATATGAATCGCGATGTGATCGAAAACCTTGTTCCAGCTTGTGCACCATGTAACTTAGATAAGGCAAGCTATTCAATTGATCAATGGCGTCGCAAACTAGAAGGCTCGGCCGCTTCGCTAGAACGCTACAGTTCAACCTATCGTCATGCCTTTCGATTTGGACTTGTCGCGCCAATACAGGAAAAAGTTACGTTTTATTTTGAACGTCAAGCGGACTAGCGCAAATCCCCGCTTTGTTGCTGATTTGCGCTAGTCAACTCAAAAGAAAGGGAATTTATGGGCATGTCTTCACACCAAAAGAACGGCGGTCACGATGAATGGTTGACGCCTCCAGAAATGCTAAAGCAACTCGGTAAGTTTGACCTAGATCCTTGTGCTCCTATCATCCGTCCATGGGATACCGCAAGCACTCATTACACGGTCGAAGATGATGGCCTGTCGAAGGAATGGGAGGGTCGTGTATGGATGAATCCACCATTCGGCCGCGAGGCCATCAAGTGGATGCGAAAGCTTATTGATCACGGTAACGGGATTGCTCTGATCCCTGCACGCACCGAAACGGTCATGTTTTATGAAACCGTTTGGGCATATGCGGATGCGATCCTGTTCGTTCGTGGTCGGCCACACTTCCATACTGTAGATGGCAAGCGTGCAAAATTCAATAGCGGTGCTCCTATCTGCCTAATTGCCTATGGTGGCGACAATGCCGATGCGCTTTGGAACTGCGGCCTTGGCGCAACGGTGCAGTTATGAAAACAGGCCGCCCAAACGTCCGCGAGTTGGTCCTATCCGGCTTGCCTGGAACCCGCGCACAGATCAAGCGCAAGTCTGGTGCCAGCTCATCCAGCGTCGGGAAATGGCTGGCTATCCTACGCGCCGAGGGTTCCGTGCATGTCGGAAAATGGCAACGTTCAAAGCATGGTGCTAAGAAGCCGATATTCTTCGCTGGCGCTGGCGAGGACAAGCCTGAGCCTAAAACGCTCACTCAATCGCAAAGTGACAAGCGTTTCCGCCGTCGTCATCCTGATCGCGTCAAGGAGATACAGGATAATGCCTACAGGCGGCGCAAGATGCGCGAGAAGGGACATGGCTGGTTTGCTGCGCTGGTGATAACGCGAGGTGCGATATGAAGATGGTAGCACTATCCGACCTAGTAGGCCAAGATGTGCCTATGCGCCCCGCTGAGCTGCTTTTCACCACTCGGGCTAGCCTGATATGTCACGGCTGCATATTTCGCGGCCAGCGCTCTTCTATATGCTATGAGGCGGCACGTGTTGCGCTGCGTGCTGGCCTTGATGACTGCGATGATGGGGTTGTGTACGTAGCTGTCGAAACCGATCCGCGTCAGTTGCCAATTGTGTGATGCTGGGAACGTTGCTTTTCCGAGATCCAATGTAATCCGTAAATAATTTCTGACAGTAACAGCGTTTTGTTCTACAATAAAGGCTTCCTTGGCCGGAAAACAACAGTAAAGCTTCACATACGCACTGGCGGGTACTGTCCCGTTCGGCCAACCGGGAAACCGGAGTGCGTAGGTGAAGCTTTTTTTATGGGCGGTTCAAAATGAACGGTTACGAAAAATATGAAGAAATGAAACGCGAATGGGTAAAGGCTAACCCTGATGCAAGTAATGCTGAGTACCAGAATGCTATGCGGCGCATAGCAGCAAAGTGCGGAGTTTAAATTGGCTAGGATTCGTACCATTAAGCCGGAATTCTTCACGAGTTCAGATATTCTTGAATTGACGCCACTTGCACGCCTCTTTTACATAGCTTTATGGTGTGAGGCAGATAGGGAGGGATTCCTCAATTGGAGTCCGAAGACATTAAAATTTCGATATCTTGCTGGAGATGATGTTGATGTTGAGGAGCTTGGCTATGAACTATCAAAAGCAGGATTAATTATCATATTTACTTGTGATGATGGTAAAGAGTTAGCAAGCATACCAAGCTTCAAAAACCACCAAGTAATCAATAATAGAGAGGCAGACAGCATTTTGGATCGACGCGTGAAAGAGGCGTTACCACGCGTGTCAGCGGAAGGAAGGAAGGGAAGGGAAGGGAAGGAAGGGAAAGGAAAGGAAGAAGAGGCTAACGCCTCTGTCAACTCAGACGAAAAACTGTCTGAGATTGACGATGTAGCCGAGCAAAAAGACAATCAATTGAAATGCCCTATAGGACACATCGTTGATGCTTACAATTCAGCAATGCCACTCAACCCGCAAGTTAGGGTTATGAATGAAGCTAGGAAAAAGGCAATTGCCGCCCGATGGAGGGAGGCAGCAAAAATGAATGTTGGTCCATTCGGATACAAAACAGTTGCTGAGGGATTAAAGGCTTGGAAGCAATTCTTTGATGTATGTAATGAGTCACTATTTCTTACTGGACGTGCAAAGGCTCAGCCTGGCAAGCCTCCATTTCTTGCAGATATTGATTTTCTTATGTCACCTTCGGGATTTGCTTCAACGCTTGAGAATAAATATCATAGGGATGCAGAATGATGGACCACGAAGACCACACCGTATCAATCCGCGCTGAACAGGCTGTGCTTGGTTCCCTACTAGTAGACAACGATGCCATAGATCGTTGTGCGGATCTGGATGCCTCACACTTTTACCGTGAAGACCATCGTTTGATTTTTTCCGAGATTCAGCGTCAGGTTGCATCTGGTAAGCGCGCCGACCCGATGACCTTGATGAACATTTTGAGTGACCGAGTTGAAGACTGTTTGAAATATTGCGCTACTTTGCGTATATCGGCAGCATCAGCAGCAAACATTGCTCACTATGTTGAGATAGTCCGCGATAAATCCGATAAACGGGCGCTGGCGGCGATTGGTATCGAAGCGCAGGAACTGGGAGCATCACACAAGGATTCTTCGTCCTGCGTCGATCTGGTGGCTTCAAAACTGGAGGCACTATCGCAGCGAAAGACGGCTTTTGAGCCAAAGCTAATCGGCGACACGATGGTAGATTATCTGACGATGATTCAGGAGCGTATGTCAGGGTTGCATAAACCGATTGCTACGGGCTATACACATTTTGATGAATTGATGGGCGGTGGTCTTGAGCGGGGAACATTGACGGTAGTTGCTGGCCGTCCTGGAACTGGTAAGACGGCTTTTGGGCTTGGTATAGCTCGTAATGTAGCTATCAATGGTGGGGTATCAGCGATCCTTTCAATGGAAATGGCAGCAAAGCAGATTAATGACCGGAATATGGCGGCAATTGGGAAAATCCCGCTGGCGTGGCTTCGTTCACCAAGTGAGGATGATCGCGATAGTCCTTATTGGAGCCAGTTGAGCTATGCAACGCAAAATGCGTCTACGCTGAAAATGTGGATTGATGAGCAGGCTGGGATGAGCATGCTTGAATTGCGCGCTAAGGCCCGTAAGATCAAGCGCAAGACTGGGCTGGATATTCTAGTTATAGACCAACTAAGTTTTATCCAAGGCGGTGATGCTGAGCAGGAATGGCAGCGCATAGGCCAATATACACGCGGCATCATAGAGATTGCTAAGAGTCTGGATATTGCTGTTGTTCTGCTTGCTCAGCTTAACCGCAAGTGTGATGAGCGCGCAGATAAGAGACCGATCATGTCCGATTTGGCGCAGTCCGGGTCAATCGAACAAGATGCGGCCAACATCATTTTCTTGTACCGTGACGTTCTTTACAACAAGGAGACGCCAGAGAAAGACTTAGCTGAAGTGATTTCAGTAAAGCAGCGCCAGGGTACGCCGGGAACTGTCGGCATGAAATACAACGGGGCTCTCACATCGTTTGAAGACTGGCCGTATCGTTGGGAGCGTAAGTCGCCTGAGCGCGACACTTCGCAAAAGCAACGGCGCGGCTTCTCATAACCAGCAGCATCGAGAAGGCGAAGCAGATCGCTAGCGGGCAGAGCGAGGTTAAGCGGCTTGAGTGATTCCAAAACAACATACTTAAAAAGCGCTTGCAAACACAGCATAATGCTGTATGATTTACTTAGTGCAACGCATACGGCGAAGCAAACATTGGAGAAGAGAAAATGTACAAGTTTCATAAAGACCATACCGAGCCAGCCAACGCAGGTGCTATTTTCGTATTCGGCTCAAACTTGGCTGCACGTCATGGCGGCGGCGCTGCAAAGCTGGCCGCTGACAAATACGGTGCGTCCAAAGACGTTGCGGAAGGTATTTCCGGCAGCTCGTATGCCATTCCGACCAAAGACGAAAAGATTGAAACTTTGCCGTTGGATGCGGTTCGCTTCTCAGTACTGAAATTCATCGCCCATGCGCAGGCCAATCCAGAAGTCGAATTCTTCATGACGCGCATCGGTTGCGTACTTGCTGGCTACAGCAATGCAGAAATTGCGCCGATGTTCATGGGTTCGCCGGAAAACATCGACTTTCCTAAAGAATGGAAAGAATTCATCGGCGAAGAGGAAATTGTTACTTCCTACAAAGGCTTCGACGCCAATCTGAAATGCCGTGATATGCAGTACACCATGGGCGAAACAGCAATCCATGAAGGCAATGTAGAAGCATGCGCTGGCGGGCTGCATGCATGCTCCTATCCGCTGGACGTGTTCCGCTATTACTCCCCAAATAACAGCCGCTTTGCCATCGTTGAGCAAAGTGGAAATCTGAGCCGTCATGAGGAAGATTCCAAGGTGGCTAGCCGCAAGCTGACCTTGAAAGCTGAAATTGGCATTCCTGGCATCATCAAGGCCGCTATCGAATATACAATGAGCCGCACACTGCCAGTTGATAAGAAATCGCCCGCATATGCAGAAGCTGATTACGGCGCGGCCTCGGCAACTGGCACACGCGGCGCGGCCTCGGCAACTGGCTACAGCGGCGCGGCCTCGGCAACTGGCTACAGCGGCGCGGCCTCGGCAACTGGCGAAAGCGGCGCGGCCTCGGCAACTGGCGAAAGCGGCGCGGCCTCGGCAACTGGC